AGTTCGGTGCAGTCCATCTCGTCGGGGTGCAGCTCGACGGTGACCGGGACGGTGTGCTGGCGGACCAGGTCGTGCCGCTGTCCGCGGGGCTGGCCGGTCACGGGGCCGCTCCCAGGCGCCTGGTCGCCGCCGGGGCCCAGGAAGGTAGGGGCCGGCCCCGGCCGGCGGACGCGCGGTCGGACCTAGGGCGCCGTTTCGTCGCCGGGGCCGAGGAAGGTGCACCCCGGCCGCCAACTGGACGCGCGCCAGCTAGCTTGCGACGCTGGCGCGCGGTAGGGCGGCGGCCGGGGTGCACCTTCCGTTCTTGTGGGAAAATGAGCATGAGAGTGGCCCCGCGACGCGTGAACGTCCGGGGCCGTGGCCGACACCCTGTGGAGGCGTCGACATGGCGAAGGTTACCCGCCGCTGTTCCCATCCGGGTTGCGAGTGTAAGCACTACGCCCGGGGCTTGTGCGAGCTGGATTACCACCGCTGGAAGCGGTACGGCTACACCGGTATCCAGCCGGTGGATATCACGCCCGAGCAGCGCGTCTGGATCAAGGTCGACCAACGGGGGCCGGACGAGTGTTGGCCTTGGCTCGGAGGTCTCACCCCGGACGGCTACGGCGCGATGTCCAGGCCGAAGCAGATCATCCTCGCGCACCGCAAGGTCTGGGAGCTGACCAACGGCCCAATCCCCGAGGGCCTTACCGTCGACCACACCTGCCACAACCGCGATAAGGCGTGCCGTGGCGGTAAGACGTGCCTGCACCGCCGTTGCTGCAACCCGGCGCACCTGGACGCGGTGTCCCTCGCCGTGAACGTCGCCCGAGCCATAGCACGTCGGGAACGTTGCCAGCACGGCCACCCGCTTGACGGAATCTTTCCCGCCGACAAGTGGCGGAAGACGCCGACGCGCTACTGCAAGACCTGCTACTACGCGCGCCAGCGCGCGTCGAGGGAACGGCGGGGTTGACGCCGGCCAAGGTGCGTGAGGCGTGTGCAGACGATGACGGATGGGGTCGTGAGCCAAAGGCCCCGCGTCTTGCTTGAGAAGACCCACTCGGAGGCCGTATGCACCATCCGGTGATGCCGGTCGCATAACCGGACCAATTGCCAAAGTCTCTCGAATCCGAGATTCACGTAAAATACGTGATGGACGTTCAAGTCGAGCGTACCTAAGCAGGCGGCGCAGCGGCGGCCACGCCGGGTGGCGCCAAGCCGAGCAACGGTGGCGGCCCACTCGGGTGAGCGGAGGTGTTCGTGGTAGCGGTCGGTCGGCAGCCGACCGATCGCCCAGGGGATCAGGACGAACTTGAACAGGCCGGCCGAAAGGCAGGCGAGCAGGAACCAGACGGCGACTTCGCGCATTTCGCCACATTGTGACAGTTCGTCGCGACGGTGTCACCGCCACCTCCACCATGGTTCGGGTTTGAACAGGGGCTCGGGGATGCCGTGGGAGACCGATGCCGGGGTCTCGACGCTTCCGGGGCCGTCGACGATGCGGACCGGCATGGCGGGCTCGGGCTGCCGTCGGCCAGTGGCGAGCTCGCGGGCCTTGCGGCCGATGGCGCCCAGGCCACGCTTACCCAGGCCCATGGCGCGCTTGTGCTCGGCGAGCTGCTGCACCCGGCGGGACTCGGCCGCCCAGGCGAGCGGGTTGGCGAGGTAGCCGAGGCGGTGGGTGACGATCCGCCATCCGACGTACGCGGTGGCGGTGAAGGCGACGAACCGCACCGTGCGGCCGACCGCGTCGCCCAGCGCGGCGGGCAGCAGCATGCCCGAGGCGAGGTTGACCCAGGTGACGGTGGCGAACACGAACGCGAGGGCGCCGTAGAGGAGCAGGTGGCGCAGGCCGTAGCGGTGCACGATCCACATGGCCAGGACGAGCAGGACGGTGATGGCGGCGTAGGGGTTGCGGCCCAGCAGGTAGAAGCCCCACCCGGCGCCGGCCCACAGCAGCAGGGCGGCGGGTGAGCGGCGCAGGAGCAGGCCGGCGACCAGCGCCAGGGCGGTCCACAGAAGGACGCCGGCCAGGGCAGGGTCGAGGCCGGTCATGGGGCAGGTGGCTCCGGGATCAGCTCGACCCGGCCGCCGCAGCGGGGGCACGGCTTCGCGGTCGGGTCAGTCCACTGCTGCCCGCCACGCCAGTAGCCGTGGCGTGGCCCTTCCCACGGTGCGGATGCTCTGGTCACGCACTCAGTGAGCCGGTACCAATCGGGATGCCTGGGGTCGTCGTGGATCTGCCCCGTACAGCGGACCGTAGGACGCGGCCGGGCGCTCACTGGTGGCCCTCCTCCAGTTGCCGGACCCGCCGCTTCAGCTCCTCGTTCTCCGCGAGCAGGCCGACGTTGACTTGCATCCGCTCAAGGGCCTCGGCGCGCAGCAAGAGGACGTCGTACTGGCGTGCCAGCCATGCCTCGTACTCGGCCATGGTCATCACTTCGACGCGCCGGTGAACATGTCGGCGATGGCCTGGAAGATCTGGTGGGCGACAGGGACGCCGACGTACTTGTCGACCAGCCTCGTGACGACCACGGCCAGCACAAGGAAGGCGAAGACGTAGACGATCATCTGCCCGATGGTCATGTTCCTCATGGCCTACCTGCCTTCGGTGAGCTGGCGGAACGTCTCCTGGCCGTCGTCAGAGCGCGCCCAGGCGTCGGCCTCCTCGCGGGTGGCGTCGAAGTCGCCACGGCGGGCCCGTTCGGCGATCTCGGCCAGGCCGAAGGAGACGGCGTCTCCGACGAGCTGGGTGATCGGCGTCGCCAGCGGGGAGCGGTAGTCGTCGTAGTAGCCGTCGCGGGCCTTGGCGATCATGTCGTCGGGCGCGCCGGCCGCTCTGAGGGCGGCGGCGAGGTAGTCGGCGGTGTTACGTCCCATGGTTTTTACCTCCACTTTTTCGCGCCGATGGCGCCGTAGATTCGGGTGACGCGGGTCGTCGGCGCCCCCTGATCGGCGGGATGAAAATACGGTTGGGGCTGCTGGATCGGGACGGTGTGGAACCGGGTGTCGGCGGGCTTCGCGCCGGGCACGAGGAACCAGCCCCGGCCGGGCTGGTCGGGGGCGTACGAGACGGTCTGGTTGAGGACGAGCGGTATTTCGGCGTGGTCGAGGGCGAGGGCGGCGCGGGCGCCGAACTTCGACCGGATCCCCGACCCGAGCACCTTGGCGCGGGGGTCCTGGGCGTAGGCGTCGACGTGGATGCCGCGCTTGCCGCCGTGGCGGAGGAGCTTGCGGACCAGGCGGCGGCACTGGGCGCGCTCGGCCGGGTGGTCGTCGGTCTTGGCGTCGTCCATGACGTCGTCGAACTCGTCGACCAGGACGAGGTAGCGGTGCAGCGGTGTGACGTCGGCGGGTTGGCGTTCGAGGGCGGCGTCGAGGGTGCGGAGCTTGTCGAGCCAGCCGGGCGGGTCGTCGACCTCGGGGTCGATCCGGATGACGGTCCAGTGGCGCATCCGGGCGGCGTAGCCGGCGAGCCAGGCGGCGTGGCTGGTCTTCTGCGAGCCGGTGCGGCCGACGACCAGGCGGTGGTAGGCGCGGGTCACGTCCCACACCGCCGGGCCCAAGGCGGTGTCGCCGACGGGCAGGACCCACGGGGCGAGGAACGCCGGTTCGGGCTGGGTGGGGATCTCGGGCAGGGCGGGGGCCTGGGCGAGCAAGAGGGAACGGCCCCGGCGGCGGCGGGTGAGCGTCCAGGCGAGGTCGGTGTAGTGCTGGGCCTCGCGCTCGAACCGGTCGAACTTGTCGGAGGGGGGGACGGTCTTGCCGTAGATGACCCAGCACCGCGGTAGGCCGTTCGCCCAGCCGCCGAGGGCGGGGCGGACGTGGCCGCGTTCGGGTGGGCGCGGGCGGATGCCGGTCCTGGGGTGCGAGGCGCTTTCGGCCTGATGAGAAGAGTCGTAGGCGCCCAGGGTGGTCGCGATCGTCGTCAGCCGGAACCAGACGGTGACGAAGTGGACCAGGGGCACACCGAAGGTGAGCGCGGCGGCGGCCACGCAGCCGGCCAGGCCGGTGACGAGGACGGCGGTCACGTGGTCCGCCCCCCGGTGAGCCAGCCCACCAGCCGGGCGATGAGCAGCCAGACCAGCAGCCAGGCGAGGTAGCCGGTCACCGGCCGTCACCGCCCAGCTTCCAGCGGCACCCGCCCGCCTCGCACGTCCACACGGCGAGGCGGGCCGAGATGGTGGGAACGACGGCGGGTTCGACCCAGCCGTGCGTGCCGGAGCCGTCGCAGGGGCGCAGCGTCCCCGGCGGCGCGGGCGCGGTCACGAGGCCTCACCGACCCCGGACTCATCCGGGGACGTTTGGGCCGCCGCGCGCCGTCCTGACCCTCGCTGCCGTGTCGCGGCGGCCCACTCAGATTTCCGGGCCGGCTCCAACCAGACGCCGTCGTGGTCGACAAGCTTCGGGGTGCCGTCGCGGCGGCGGAGCCTCGCGGGGTCGCGGCAGGACTGCGGACCCGACGCGGGCAACGGGCCAAGGTGCAGATCGAACGCCCGCAAGCTGCCGAAATGTGCACAACAGGTCGGGCAGTGCGCTTGGCGGTCGCCGCCCCAGCGCCGGTCGCACTTCGAGCACATCCCCAGCTTCTCGGTCATAGCTTCAGCTCCTTCTCGGGTTCGGGCGTCCACAGGCCGGCGACCTCGCAGTTGCGCAGGGCCGCGCACACCCGGCACGGCGGGTTGTACCGGGTGTGGCCGGGCCGGTGGCCCTCGGCGACCTCGGCGGCCAAGCGGCGGCCGGCGTCGAGCTGGGCGGCGACGCGGCGCAGGTCCCGGGCGAGGTCGCCACCGGCCAGCCCCTCGGCGGTCATGAGACGGCCTGGTCGTAGGCGGCAAGGGCGGCGGCGGCCAGCTTGTGGCGGTGCCCAATCCAGTGCGGAAGCGGTTCCGGGTCGTCCAACGCGGCGAGGTGGCCTCGGGTACTCTCGACGACCTCACGGGCGGCGCGCAGCTCGGCGTAGAAGACCTTGGCCGCGATGTGCGCGTAGCGGACATGAGGAAGCTCGGCGGCGGGGACCTCCATGTGCTGGGAGTGCCACGAGAGCCAGGCTTGGACGATCTCGCGGACGACCGCCTGCTCATTCAGGTCGATCACGACTGCTTCCGTTTCCATAACCGTCGACGCACGGGCGGGGCTTCTTGTGGACCCGGCACGCCTTCACCGGCCGCTGGCCGTCGGAGTCCGGCCGCGTGGTCGAGGTAGCCGGCGAGGCCGGTGACGGCGGCGCGGTAGTGGGCGATGGCGTTGAAGGTGGCAGCGGCACGGTCGCGGTCGGCGGGGACCCGGAAGCCGACGTGGTCGGCGTCAACCCCGGCGAGGACGTCGCGCTTGGCGGCATGCCGAACGTCACGGATGGCGGCGTCACGGCGAGTGGCGGCGAAGCGGCCAAGCGGGCTGTTCGGGTCCCACCGGTCGAGGCGTCCGGTCCATTTCGCGAGGCGGGCGACGGCACGGTCGCGCTTGGCGTCGGCGTGGAAGACCACTGGCCACCTCCTGCGGGTTCGCCCGCGCCGAACGGCACGGCGGGGCTGGGGTCGAGCGCGGCCGCCGGCGGCACCAGCACCGGCGCCAACGGCTCGGGCCGGTAGACCAGTGCCGCCAGGAACGCCGCCGCGCAGAACACGTACAGGCCGCGTAGCAGCAGGGTCGGGAACCACCACGGCTGGCCGCGGCGGGCCAGGTGACGGGGCGCGCGGCTCACGGGGCCAGCTCCCGCCAGGTCGTACGCAGCAGCTCGTAGGCGGCGTCGCCCTGGGCGAGCAGCACCCCGGCGCAGGTCGTGCAGGCCATGACGTGACAGGCGACCTCACCGTGCTCGGGCTCCCCGCGCTCCTCGCCATCAAGCCACGCCACGAGGTCAAGGTCGGTCGGATGGCTCACGGCCCGCTCACCGCCCGGTCGTAGGCGGCGAGCTTCTCCGCAAGCCGTTGGTAGCGTCCCTCCGTCCAGTGCCGAAGCGGCTCAGGGTCGGCCAGCGCTACGAGGAACGCCCTTCCCGCCTCGATCGCCTCGCGGGCGGCGCGCAGCTCGGCGTCACGGTCGGCGAGGACTTCCGCCCCGGCCATGGCAGTCATCTTCCACTCCTCGACCTCGGCCCGGAGCCGTTTGACCTCGGCGACCAGGCCGGGCACCGTCCGGGCCACCCAGCCGCCGGCGACGAACTGGCCGGCCTCGGCCTCGACGCGGTCCAGGTCGGCGCGGCCGGGCTGGGGCTCCGGCGCGGCGAGGAGCTGGAAGCTCACGGGTTCGCCTTCCACGCGGCGCGCAGCTCTTCGGCCAGGACCGGCAGGTCACCCAGCGAGATCCGCGCGTCCACCAGCAACCCGACGAGCGGGCCAGCGACCGGGTTGTGTTCCAGCTTCTGGACGGTCTGCTCGATCCGCTCGATGGTCCGCTCGGCACGGTCGAGCTTCGCGTCCAGCCAGGCTGCGGTCATCGGCGCGCGGCTCACGGCTCGACCCCCGCGCGCCGCTCGCAGCCACACAGCAGCGCGACCAGCCACTGAAAGTACGGCAACGTCGTGGACCGGCGCCGGTAGCCGCGCCCGTCGTGCGGGCTCACGGGTGCGCCTCGACCACGCGGCCGTCGGACTGGCCGACGGGGACCTTCGGGCCGCCGTCGAAGCTCGCCACCGGCGGGCCGTCAGGGCCGTAGCGGCCGTTGAGCCACTCGACCACCCGGTAGCGGGTCGGGACGGTCAGGTCGTCGAGGGCCTCGGCGATCACGGCCATCGCCTTCAGCTCGGGGTCAGTCACGTTCTTGCCGGCCATGTCAGGCCTCCTGTCGTGCGAGTCGTCGATCGGCTTCGGCAATCAGCTGCCGCCGGCACGCCAGGCACGCGCCGCGGCAGGTGAACGGGTCGAACCAGCGGCGCTCGGTCGCGCACCACTGCCGCTCGCCGGTGACCAGCCAGCGCGGGGTCACCGGGGCTCACCCTGGTCGATCAGCCGGGCGATCTCGGGCAGGCGCTGGTCGAACGCGGCGATCACGCAGCCCTGCCCACCGATCAGGGAACGGCGGGCCCAACGGATCGCCTTGAGGTAGCCGGCCGACTCGGCCGGCGGGCGGTGGTCGACCATCCAGCGATGGTGCTGCTCCATCCGCGCAAGGGTGTGCTCGACCGCTGCACGGGCCCAGTCGACGGCTGGCTGGTCGGGGACGTAGCGCTCGGTCACGGCCGCTCGCCGCCCTTCTCGATCAGCTCGGCCAGCACCGTCTTCTGCCGCTCGCGTTCGGCTTCAGAGTCCAGCGGCGGCGGCTCAGCGGGACCGTCGGGCCAGTCGTTCGGCCGCGCACCGACGGCCTCGCGCCACCCGCGGCGGGCCTCGGCGGGGGCGGGCTTGCCAGATGGGTCGGCGCACAGCGCGCACGCGGCCGGGTCGTGGCCGGGTCGTGGCGCCGGGTCGTGGCGGTAGGGGGCTGTGGACTGTGGCTGTGGATCGTCGCCGTTTGCTCTCGCGCGTGCGCGCGTAGGGGTACTCGGATCTTGGTTATTCCTTATACGTGATGACCGGCTGCCGGTACCTTTCCCTACACTTTCCGGCCTTTTCTCGGCCTGTGGATCAATTTCGTCCACAGCCTGTGGAACCTGTGGATCATCGGCGAGCCAGACCGACTCCGGCCGACCTAAAAGGCCGGTGAGCGGCCTTTTATCGAAGCGGGGGAAGCAGTACGTCTTGGACCGTCCGCGGCCTTGGCCGCCCTGGTCGATGATGACCACCTCGCCCAGTTCGACCAGCCTCACGATGGCTTCCTGCACGGTCGAGCGGGCGCAGCGGCACTCCTTGGCGAGCCGGCTGAGGCCGACCGGGCCGACCGTGCCGGTCTCGCGGTCGTGGTAGTTCGCCAGGGTGAACTGGACCGCGTAGGTCGCCATCGTGTCGGCGCGCGAGTGCTCGATCACGTACGCCATCGCCTGGACGGTCACAGCAGCCCCCGTAGTTCGGTGAGCTGATCGGCGGTCAGGCGGCGGCGCAGCGTCCCCGCTAGCAGGGACACGTCATCGATCCTGACGCTGATCTTGCGGGGCTTCAGGCCAGCCTTGATCGCGGCGGCATTGGCGGACAACTCACCGTCAAGGACGCGCTCGGCAAGCTCCGGGGCGTCCCGCTTGAGCCGGCGCAGCCAATAGGTCTCGCTGTCTCCACCAGAGTTAGGTTTGATATTATCAGAGCTATGTCCACGCCCTACATGTTCGGGAGCCTTGGGATTTAGCTCGCTGCGCACGAACCGTCGCATGCCGGCCAAGCTCTCGCGCAAGCCTGGGTCCTTGTCCTCGTGGTGGTGCGAGAAGGCGATCAGCCGTGACAGCGTGGCCTCGTCCAGACCGAGTCCGTCAGGGATCGGCGCCTCGACGAATTCCCGGAAGGACCGGGTCGTGCCGAGCTTCTCCCAGATCCGCTCCGCCACGGCATCCGAGAGCAGCTCCAAGAACGACGACGGGTCGCCACCGTCCCGACGGACAGCCAGCCGCAGCCGGTCGCGCAGCTCCTCCTCATGGCTGCGCGCCGCGTTGCTGATGACCCGCGTGCTCATGGCGCGCCGCCGCTCGGCCACGACTGGATGATCCGCAGACGCTCGTCCCACTGTTCAAGGCTGAGGTGCTCGACGTTCGGCACTCGCTGTTCGCCATTGAGCCAGTTGTTTAGGTACCGAACGCGGTCCCGGAACTGCACCGGCGTTCCCTGCGAGGTGAGACCCTCATGCTGTGCGAGATAGCGAGCAATTGCCGTCCTGCATGCAACGCCCTTCTCCCGGCGCTGCTCTTCCCGCGTCTTGGTCGCCACGGGGGCCGCAACCACGGGCTCGGCCGGTGGGGCTGCGGACCTTCCGAGGATGAGCCCACCTGCCGCCCGCAAGAGGCTGGCGACGCCTGACTCGGGAGCCATCACGAGGTGGTGCCGTTCCATCTGCTCACGCAGCCAGGTCCGCTCCGCCGGCTCCAGGTCGCCGTCCGGCTCCAAACCGATCGTGGCGGTGTCCCCGATGTGGGTCTCCTCAACCTGCCCCAGCCGTGGCGGGCCAGGCGGATCACCGCCTTCTCGGTGGGCTCGCTCGCGCAGGCCAGCCTCGGTCTCTGCCCGCAGCTCGACGAGGAAGTCCTGCATCTTCCTGTCCTGCGGGGCGATCACGTAGAGGTGCTGCTCGGAGGCCGGCCGTTCCCTCCACACGCGCATGCCCCTGCCAACAAGCTGGTATAGGTGCCCCTTGTCCCGGAAGTTGGTCAGGACGCAGATGGCGGTGATCGGCGGATGGTCATAGCCGATGTAGGCCATTCGGACGGTGATGAGCAGGTCATGACCGCCCTGCCGAAATTGGGCAAGGTTCCGTAGCCCCTCTTTGCCGGGGTCGGCGGACCGTGCCACGAGCACCTTCATGTCGGGATGGTGCTGCGCCACGTACGCCTGGATGTCAGGGATATCGTCCTGGTACGCGGCGGCGATCAGCCCGCAGTACCGCGGATCGAGCAGCTTGATCCTGCGGATGCGTTCGACCGTCTGGTCGACAAGGGGCTGCCACACTTCCGGCTGGCGGATGAACTTGTACAGCTCGTCAGAATTCTCCGAGAGCCGCCATTCCTCTGCCGCTGCCGCGCCCACCCAGCGGTGACGCATCGTGGCGTCGGTCAGGTCCCCCTGGTACGGCCGCAGGTAGCGTTCGGTGATGCCCTCGCGGTAGCCCGAGACCACGTCAGCCAGCAACTTCCGGTAGCCGTGGGCGTCCTTCTCCCCGTAGGAGGCGAACAGGAGCGGCTGGCCATCAGCACGCTCGGGGGTGGCAGTCAGCAGGATCGTGTGGAAGGCGAGCGGTTGGATCTGCTGAACGTACTTCGCGGCCTGCGTCCCCTGCTCCTCATCCATGCCAAGGATCTGCGCCTCGTCCAGGACGAGCAGGAACTGGTCGAGGTGCTCCTGCGCGAAATCCACATGCATCCAGGGCTTCGACACCAACGAGGAGTAGGTCGTCGTGTAGCCCCACTCGTCCGGCTTCAGGAGCGGTCGGCGGTTCGGCGCGTGGGCGATGCTGCCCATCCGTGGCTTCGGGAAGCCCGAGTGGCGCTGTGCCCATTCCAGCTCAGCCTGGGAACAGAGGTTGAGCCGCGGCGCGAGCGCGACCACCGTCCGGACCTGACCCCTCGGCGGCCGGTACAGTTCGTTGGCCGCTGCCTCCCAGCCCAGGGTCTTGCCCGCACCGGGCGCCAGCAGCGCGACCGTGACCGTCTTGCGGCGCGCGACGTTGTCCAGCACCTTCTCAACGAGCTGCTGTTGTGCACGCCGCAACTCCATTCGTGCTCCCTTCTTCAGGTTGTGCTCCGGGCAGACCGGCCGGCCGTTGCCGAGGGCAGTCGGCCCGCCAGCAACTCGCGGCACCTCGTGATCGACGTGCCATCCAGCCTCAAGCGGCTTGCCGCATTCGGCACAGCGACCACTCCATAGATCCCAGAGCCGATCTCGCTCTGGCTCAGAGAATCGCTGCCTGCCCTGCGTCACGTTGGCTCCTACTCATCTCCGCCTGCCCGCCCGCGGGCCGGACAGTCGGTCTCGGGAATAGGGTCCTGGAATGGGGCTCGTGCCACCGGCCGGACGGCACGAGCAATGACGGTTGCGAATTCGCGGTTCAAGGGTCACGTGCAGCTGCGGACTCAAGTGTCAGGAATTGCCGGCCTCACCTCCCTGGCCGCCTGTCTGGTCGAGGGTCCGGATCAGCTCGCGGATATCGGCCTCGCGGTAGCGGCGGTGCCCGCCGAGGGTGCGCTGGTGCGGCAGCTTGCCCTCGGCGGCCCAACGGGAGATCGTCTTCGGCGAGACCAGCAGGATCTTGGCGACCTGGCCGGCACGCAGGTAGGTGGGACGGGTGGCGGTCATGGCTGGGAGTCCTTCCACATCACGGCGCGGACCCGTTCGACGTCCGGGGCGCGGAACCTGTGGTGCCCGCCGGGGGTAGTAATGCTCGGCAGCCGGCCCGAGGCGGCCCAGGCCAGGACGGTCCGCTGGGACACCTGCAGCCACTGGGCGACCTCGGCGGTGCGCAGCAGCGGCTCGAGGGGTTCGCCGCGGCGGTCACGGGCCTGCTGCTCGCCGCGGCGGGCGCGGGTCCGGGCCGCGTGGCGGGCCCGGAGCTCGGCGAGCAGGAGCTCCTCGTCGGGGGTGAGGCCCCGCGCGGTCGTGGTCACGGTGCGGTCCCTTCGTTGGTGTCGCGGGGCCAGCCGTCCGGCGCGCGGGCGTGGATCGGGCAGCCGGGGTCGGGACCCACCCCAACGGCGGGGTCGTCGGCGCAGGTGCAGGCGCGCTCGGCGAACAGCCGGGCGGCCTCGCCCTCCGGGTCGTCGTCCGGGGAGGTGTGCTTCCCTTGTGCGAGGGTGCTGGCGCTCGCGCTACCGGCCACCTCCCCGGACGAGCTTGGGGCCGGCGCCGAGGGTGAGGCGCCACCCTCGGCGGCCGGCTGGCCAGCCCTGGGACGGCCACGGTGGGGTGTGGCGGGGCTGGCACCCGACGCGGGGGTAGCGTCGGGGTCAGGGGCCGGGAGGCGCGCCGTGGCCATCGCCGCGCCTTCCCGTCCACCGGTGAAGTCCGCGCCGGGCACACCGACCGGGGGGGCCTGGTCGGGGCCCGGCACGGACCATTGGGCGGTCGGCGCCTCAAGCGCGAGCGAGGCCTGCTCGGTCGCGGCCAGCGCGTACAGCTCGGCCGGGGTCCGGTCGGTATCCAGGACCGGCACGCCATACTGGAACGTCACCGGCTTGCCGTGCTCGTCGGTGGTCGGGTAGGTGCGCGGGTCCAGGCGCAACCACCATTCAAGGTCCGGGCCGTACCTAGAGGCCATGGCCAACTGCAACGGCAGCTCCGAGGCGGTAAACACGCCATGCGACTGCAGTCGCCACACGCCGAGCCCCGGCAGGTTCGGTAGCACGAAGTTGACCCTGGTGACGTGGTCGCAGAGCTGCGGTGCGCCTGAGGCCATCTCGGCGCGGCATTCGCACGGCTCGCCGGTGGTCATGGCCACGCCGTTGCAGCGGCGCTGGCAACCGGCGGCGGTCCAGTGCTCCATGCACTGGGAGAGCTGCTGCTGTTCGGGAATCGACACCAAGATGCGGTCAGCCTCGACGGTGACCTGGTACTGGCGGCGGCCGGTCTGCTTGTCCTTGTTCCACCCGGGCGCGTCTTCCCAGCGGGACGGCGTACCGCCGTAGAGGTCGGCGGCACGCTGGATGAGCCGCCAGTCCGTCGAGGTGAACCGGAACGTGTCGAGCTTGACGGGATAGCGCTTGCCGTTGCGGGAGACGCGCTGCTCCCCGGCACGGAGCCGACCCAGCTCGCGGTAGCGGTAGGTGAGGGTGCGGATGCCCCGCGCGGCCTGCTCGTCGTAGGTATCGAGTTCGGTCATGCCGACTCCTCTGTGACATGTGCCCAGGCGCGGCGGCCAGCCACGTCGTTGACCTGGCGGCGGCTGATGCCGTACTCGGCGGCCAGCAGCTTGTGCGGCTCGCCACCATCCGCGCGGCGGCGGATCTCGCGGACCTGGGCCTCGGTGAGCCGGTGGCTCGGGTGCTTCTCGCCCGCGTTGGACTTCAGGCCGGTCGCATAGGCGTGCAGAACGTTCTGCTGCCGCGTCACCACCTCGAGGTTGGCGATGCGGTTATCGGCCTTGATGCCGTTGCGATGGTTGATCTCCAAGCCATCAGGAACCGGGCCGTGGACGGCTTCCCAGATGAGGTGGTGGGCGAATGGCTGGCCGAGCTGACGAGAGCGGCCGTCGACTTGGATATGACCGGAGCCATCGGGGTTGCCGATCGGGACGCCGCGTGGGCCGTAGACGAGTCCCCGGACAGGATCGACGGAGTAGGCGCCGCCACGGACCGGGATGAGGCCGACGATCGGGCTTTCCAGGGTGGTCATGCTGGGGCCTCCGTGGGGAAGTAGCATTCGTCGTCGTGGACGCGGCGGTGCAGCAGCGCGGCCGACTGGCCGGCCAGCGTGGGACCGTCCAGGCCGAGCTGCCGTAGCCGCTCGCGGTGGCTGAACATGAGGTGGGCGTGGACGGCGGCGTCCCCGGCGGCCTCGAAGGAGGCGAGGTGCGCGGCGGCGGTCACGACGCGGCCTCACGGCGAGGCAGGAACCGGATGCGCCCGTCGCGGACCTCACGGCGGTAGTCGCGCAAGTGCTCGGTGCGGTAGGCGTACCAGCTGCCGCGCTCGTCAGAATCGGGCGCACCGTGGCCTCGCCACATGTCCGCGACGGGTGGCTGGTAGCAGCGCGGACGGCGGCACCGCCCGTAGGCGGACGGAACGCGGAAGCTGCTCCCGCCAGAGTCCTGGATGCCGGTCATGGCCGGTCCTTCGAGGCGAGCCACCTGGCCCACCACAGCCCGAGCGCGGCGAAGACGCCCTGCGCGACGAACCCGAACCCGCTGAGGCAGGCGAGCCAGCCCAGCCCGGCGAGGGCCCAGCCGAACGCGAGCAGCCACGTCGGCGGCCGGGGCACGGGCCGCGGCGGCGAGGAGAGCCGGGTCACGGCTCACCGACCTTGCCTTCCAAGGTCACGTCGAGGCGGAACCGCTCACCATCGGCCGTCTCGACCCACACGGACGCGCTGTCGGTCCAGGCGGCTTCGATCCGGCCACTCGGGAACGTGCCCTCAGCGATCGCATCCCCGACCAGTTCGCACAGCTCAGTGAGATCCATGGTTCAGTCCTTCGCGCCGTTGGGTCGGGTGGCGGCGTGGACGGCCGCCCACAGCCGCCCGGCGGCGGATGCGGCCTCGGTGGCCCGGACGTAGTGCTCGGGCGTCGGGTTGGCGTTGGTCTCGACGTACTCGTAGAGCACCTGGCGGGCGGCGGCGTCGCAGGCCTCGGCCCACTCGACCGCCTTGGCGAGCGCGCCCCGGACGCGCGGGTCGTCGCGCAACTCCGCAAGGGTGCTCACCGCTCGGCCCTCCCAGCCTCCGCCGCCATCCGCGCCAGGGTCACGGCCAGGCCGCGCAGCACGCCGGACCAGTTGCCGCCTTCGTCGTCGATCAGCGCGTTGGCCCACAGCACGGCCGCCACCGCCGCGCGCGCCTGGGCGGGGTCATCCAAGTCAATGCCGTCGAGGGCGAACAGTTCGCGCAGCGCGACGGTGGACTGGTCCTCGTTCGAGACGTACCAGGCGGGCCGGTCCATGGCGTGGATGCCGGCGAGGAAGGAGTCCAGGCGGCCGCTCACCGCGCACCGCCTCCGGTGCGGCGGTCGCCTTCGAGCACGACCATCTCGGTGTCGTCGTCGGGGCCGACCAGGCCGGCGGTACGCCGCTCGGCGTCCAGCGCCGCGGCGGCGCGGTCCATCCACCCTGGCGCGCTGTCGTCGTGCTCGGCCGCCCAGCGGGTCATCGCCGCGACGTCGTTGTAGTGAGCGCGGAACCGGTCCTCGGCCGGCACCCGCTGCATCGGCTCGGTCCGGACCGGTGCCAGTTCCCGCCCCGGCGGCGGCGTGCTGGCCGCGTTCCAGAGGCCGTCGCGGGCGCGGAGCAGCGCCTCGCAGTCGCCCCACAGGTCGACCAGGGCGCCGGACATGAAGGCCTCGGCCGGCAGGTCCGCCGGCGCCACGCCGTCGCCGTCGAACCGGTTGCCGTCGGCGCGCTTGGGCGGGGCGGGGAGCTTGCGGGCGTCGCGGACGAGCTGCTGGCACCACCTGCGCGCGGTGGCGTTGCCGAGGGCGTAGGCGAAGTCGCGGACCAGGTCCAGCGCGGCGGCGGTGCCGCCGTTGGGCAGCCGCGCGGCGAGCCGGTCGAGGGCGGCGGTCTCCTTGGCGCTGGTCCGGTCGTTCGCGGTCGCGCGGTGGACCGGCATGGTGGTGGTCTCCGGCTGGTTCAATGGGTTACGCTCCCTTGTGGAAGGCCCTTCCGGTTGGCGGCGTCCCGATCGGCGCGCACTTGGCAGCCCGCGCTCGGTGGCGCCGTCTGGCTGTCTAGGCCGCGCCGTTGGCGGCCGTCCCCCAGATCCGGTGCTCCAGGATCTGTTCCTGATCGAGGTATTCCTCGGTCGTGATGTGGCCGGCGTGCCAGGCGTAGTTCGTCAGCACCAGGACGGTCAGCCACCTCGTTGTGTGCGCCTGCCGATTCACGCTGCCCCCCTCGGCGTGGCCGGTTCGGAATCCGGGGCCATTGCGATCACCATCGCGTCTTCTTCCTTCGCCGCAAGCAGCGCGACCGGATCCACCTTGATCGCGGCGGCCCACGCCTCGAATTGGTGGACGCGGGGTTGCGGCCCCTTGCCGGTCTCCCAGCGCCAGAGCGTCGGCTCCCCCACGCCGATCGCGTCTGCAACCTCGGCGCAGGTGAGCTCCAGGAAGCGACGCCGCTTACGGGCGAGGTCGCGCCAGGCGAACGGCTTGGCTGCCTCGGTCGGGTCACGCGACGGCTCGACTCGTTCGGTCTTCGAGCGGGCCGGCCGGGCATGCTCGGCAACGTAGGCGAGCAGTTCAGGCGTCGCGTGGAACCACTCGCCGTGGGCGTGAGCGGCGGCAAAGCGGCGGTGTAGTTCACGTTCTGATGTACCAGCGCCCTCGATCACGCCGATCAGCCGCAAGGCGACCGGGCTGCCGACCTGGAAGCCTTCCGTGCGCCGGACCGCGTTGAAGCTGGAGCCGATCTTGATGAGGTCGACCTTGGCCGCCTGGATGAAGTAGAGGTCTTTGCTACGCGGCGCCATTGGTCACTCCCTCTGGCGCCTCGGCGTACAGCTCGGCGCGGGGGACGCCGAACGCCTCAGCGATGGCGTCCATGCTGCTGGTCTGGGGACGCGGGCTACGGCCGGTGATGATCGCGTTGACGGCCTGGAGGCCAAGGCCTGAGCGGCGGGCGAGTTCCATCTGGCTCCACTTGCGCTCCTTGAGGAGCCGACGAATCACCCGGCCGTAGGGGCTCGTCCTGTCCTGATCGCTCAAGTCGGTTGCTCCTAACAAGTGGGATGAACTCTGCCGCCGCAGGTTGGTAGCTTGCGCTTGTGCGCGTACGCTTGTCAATCCCTCACAAGCATTGCCGCACAAGGGATTTTCACCGGCATTGCTGCTCAGAGGCCTAGTAATTGTGTGCGTACGCTTGTAAGCTCATGCCAGGGACGGGCGCCAACCGGTCCAGGCGCGGGCACGAGAGGTGGCACGAATGGACGCGCACGACTTCGGCCGGCTGGTCGCCCAGGCACGCCGACAAGGCGGCTACTCCAAGAGCGAGCTGGCCCGGCAGCTCGGCCGGCTACCCGAGTCGGGCAGGGTCTTCGACGCCGCCGGTATCACCCGGATCGAGCGCGGCGGCCCGGTGCGCGTCGACCGCGAACTGGTCGACCGCCTGGTTGAGGTGCTGGGCCTGGACCCGTTCGAGGCCTACGAGGCGGCGGACCTGCGGCCGGAGGGGTTCACCGCCGAGGACCACCGTGATTTCGCCGCCGTGGGGGGCGCGGCGGCTAGCGCCGCTTTCGTTCAGGCAGTGGGCACAAAGAGGAATAGGTCCGCTTACGCACTTCGCCTAGTGCGTCCACTGCGCGCGGCGTAGCTAGAACACGACGATGAGCAGTGCCGCGCCCTTCGGGCGCCTTGCTAGCGTGCCCACTTCGGTGGCGGGGGCCGCAAAGGACCGAGACCTGGGGGGGCTCCCGGTGCCTGCCGATCAGCGCGCGCGCCTGTGGGCCGCCTACCGCGCCCATCTTGAGGATGCCGCCCGCGCACCACGGACCCTCGAGGAGTACCACCGTTGTCTGTGGGCGTTCTGGGCGCACTGCGGCAAGCAGCCCGGCCGCGTGACTGAACGGGACCTGCGCCGATTCCTGGCCCGTCCCGCCGTCCCCGGCGGCAACTCACGGGGCCCGTACCTGGCCGATTCGACCAAGGCGCGGGAGGCCGCGTCGGTGCGCGCGTTCTACCGTTGGGCCTATGCCACTCGGCACGTGGGGCGCGACCCGTTCGCCGGCATGGTCATGCCGAGGGTCCACCCGGGCCCGCCACGTAGCCTGGGCCTGGACCTGATTGCCCGGCTGCTCGAGACCGCCGCGCCAACGCCGCGGGTGTGGCTGGAGGTCTGGCTCGGCTACGGCGCCGGGTTGCGGGTCGCCGAGATGGCGTCCTTGCGGATCGAGCACGTGGTCCTGGGCCACCACCCGCACCTGGACGTGATCGGCAAGGGCGGCCGGCCGCGGGTGGTGCCGCTGGCCTCGCTCGTCGCCGAGATCCTCCACCTGGCCCTGGCCGGCCGGCCAGTCCTCGGGCCGGTGCTTGCGCAGCATGCCCACCCCGACCGGGGCCTGTCGCGCAAGACGGTCGGGGCGGAGTTGAACGCCGCGCTCAAGGTGGCCCAAATCACCGAGTCGGCGCATGCGTTGCGGCACACGTTCGCGGTCGAGGTTCTCGCTGCTGGCCACGGGCGGAACCTCCATGCCGTCCAGCACCTGCTCGGCCACGCCGACCCGAAGACCACCCAGCGCTACGTGTCGGCCTACGACGCCGACGCGTGGGACGCGGTCGAGGGGCTGCCCGACCCCCGCGCCGGCTCGCCTTCCCCCGAGCCGGCGCGGCACCCTTGACACTGTACTCATTCGCGGGTACTCTGTACCTACAGACGAGCACAGCAGAGGGGAATCCGATGGCCAGGGCCTGCACCAGCCGCGGCGCCACGACCGGAACCGAGTGGGACACCTGCAACGACTGCCTCGCCTCGCACGCGGACTGGATCTCCTACCCGCACAGGGAGATCCGCAGGGAGGTGACCCGATGATCCGCCACGATTCGGACCTAGCGAGCACGGATCTCTACGTCCGCGACGAAGCATGCGCCCGCCTTGCGGATTTCTGGTTCTGCGAGCACCCCGACTGTGACGTCTACACCGACGACCGGGCAGAACTCGACCGCGATCTATTCTGCACGGCCCACAGCAAGGTCGGTGCCGCATGACCGGTGCTGAGTTCAAGGCGTTGCAGTCCGCCGCCGGCCTGTCCGTCCGCGAGACGGCCACCTTCCTCGGTGTCGCCCCGGCCACCGTGCAGCGGTGGCGTGACGCCCCGGACGACCGGTCGCCGATCCCGGCGTGGGCGGTCGAGCGGCTGCGGGCACGGGTCGCCGAGCTGGTCGGCCCGCCGCCGGAGCGGCGGATCCCGTGAAGACGATCAAGCGCCGGTTCGATGATCGCCAGCACGCGGTGCTGGACACCAGATGGCAGGCGCTCACGAAGTGTGGCCTGCGCGGAAACTGGCTCTACGTCAAACCGGGGGAGCCGCAGCCCGAAGAGGGCGAGGTTGATTGCCCTGATTGCCTGCTCGTCCTCGCCGAGGACGAGGCGGCGGCGAAGGATCAGAGCGAACCGATTCTCCACCTGTCTGATGGACGGCCACGTAGGGTCTGGTGGGAGCAGCCCGGATCCGATGGGCCGGAAACGCAAAACACCCCGCCCTCGGCGTGAGGGCGGGGCTGGTCGTGCCGGGCAGAGATGATCTGGCCCCTGTCGCGTACGAAGCATACGCTCGGACCTTGGAGGTGCCCGGCGACGGCGGCGCGAGCCATCACCGGGCGGCCCACCGAGAGGCAAGGGAGTGGGCATGGCAAACCTACCAGCAGCAAGCGGCGAACGGACGGCCGATCGGCTGCCCAAGATCAAGGCACGCTATCCCGTTGCCGCCCGTGAGGTGGACAACGACTGGCAGCCCGTCGAGTTGCGTGCCCCAATGGCCGAGATGGAGCAGATGGTCATCTGGCTGATCGCCGAGGTCGAGCAGTGGCGGGGCGAAGCCGACGAATGGCGTACGACGGCGCAAGCCGGGGCGGAGGTTCTCGCCGACCGCGACGCCGAGATTGACCACCTGCGCGGCCACCTGGCCGCGGTCGAGTGGGCCGCCGCCGACGCGGCCGGCGCGCCCGCCCAGGCGATCTGCCCGGCATGCCGGGTGCTGAAGCCCGGCCCGCACTCCCCCGGCTGCTTCATCGCCCGAGCGATCAGGACGCGGCAGTGAGCGCGCGGCCAAGCGCGGCACACCGCGCGGACACGATCGTCGAGATCAAGGCAACGTTCGAGGAGCTGCATGCCCGCGAGCTGTGGCACGAGAAGTGGCCCGCGCTCGCCGGTCACCTTGGGTGGCTGATCGCTGAGGTCGACCGGAGCCACGCCGAGATCGGACACCTACGGGGCCTGCTCGCCCAGCTGCAATGGCTCGGGACGCACTGCGAAGGCGGCCGGGAGTACCCCGCCTGTCCGGTCTGCGGCGTGCTCGCCGACAGCCCCGCCGTCGGCCAGCAGCCCCACGCTGAAGGCTGCCGCCTCGCTGCCGCGCTGGGCCGGTGAGCGAGACCGAACGCCGCGAGACCGCCCAGCGGCACGCCGGCGAGGTCGTCGAAGGCTCCGGCCAGCCCGCCGGACCGCGCCGCCTCGGCGAGATGGTCTCCGTCCGCCTCGAACCCGCCCTCGCCGCGGCGCTCCGGGACGTCGCCAGCCGGAAGTGCACCACGGTCTCGGACCTGCTGCGCGACGCGGCCGTCGAGGCCGTCGCCGCGGAGGGGTACTGCCGCTCGTGCTTGGGCCGTCGCTGAGGAGCGAGGTGCGGCAGGGGTCGTACCCGCGCGGACCTCAAGGCGCAGAACAGAGCGAGGCGACCCGCGCGTTCCCGGGTATTCACCATATTTCCCGGGCACCCTGCCGCACGGACGAAGACTACTCGAGCGGGTCGCCGGGCCGCCGGACAGGCCGGTACGTCGTCGGCCGCCGGACGTTCTCGATCATCCCCGTCGGCGGGTCGGCGTTGCGGGGCGCGAGCGCGACCGCCAGGAGGTTCGCGACCGGGATCAGGGCCAGCAGGCGCGGGTCGGCGTCGGTCGGCAATAGCGCCAGCGCGGCCGCCACGCCGACGACCAGGGCGGCCAGAGCCTTCTTGTAGCGGCTGATCGTATTCATGGCGTAGCCTCCTTCGGCCGGATCGAGATGAGCGCCTCGCCCTCGTAGGCAGGGTGGCCAGCGACCTCGAGCTTGGCGGCGACCAGCCCGGCGAGCAGCTCGACCTGGGCGTCAGACAGGGTGGCGCCAGCCCTGACGGCGGTGAGGACGTCGGCGGTATCCTCGCCCAGTTCCTTGCGGATCTGTTCGAGGTTGGCCGGGTGGGCGTCCGGCTCGCCGGCGTCGCCGCGGTAGATCAGCCCGTAGATCCGGTCGGTGTGAGCCTTGACCTTCGCGTCGACGAGCTTGCCCAGGCGTTCCCACTCGGCTTCGGTCAGCGGCATGTCGGCCTCCTCTGGGTTCCACTGGCCGTAGTCGGCCGTCAGGGCGTAGTCGCGGTCGCATTCGATCCCGCCGACCATGAGCTGCCCGTTGCGCTGCCGCAGCTGCGCCCGCGGGTCCCACCAGCCGTCCGACCAGGCGACCGTCTGCCAGGCATACGTGCACGCCCCGGCGTCCAGGCACGCCTTGACGACCCAGTAGCCGCCGTACACTCCGGTCCGCTCGAGGCCGAGGATCGAGGCGGCGCCCTGGACGTAGGCGATCGCGGTTTGGACCTCGGCGCCTTGGGCGTCGAAGTCGACCGCGAAATAGCACGGCGCCCCCGGCGGCGCGCCGAGCCGGGGCAGCTCGGCGTTGACGAAGCGTGCGTTGGCCACGCCGGCGAGGCGGCCGCCCCGGGCGTCCCCGACGGTGTCCTCGTACACGGTCACGACCTGGATGCCGGCGCCGCGAACGGTGTCGGCCTCGGCGCGGGTCAGGTCCTTCCTGCGGTCGCCGGGGCTGACGTAGCGGGCGACGAACTGCACGCCGGCGGCCTGCAGCGCAGCGACGGCGGGGACGCCAGCGGAGTAGTCGACGCCGAAGATCACGGCCTGCCCTTCAGCTTGAACAGCTCGTCCTCGATCCGGCGGTGCCTGCGATCCCGTTCCTGCTGCCGGTGGCAAGTCCGGCAGTTGCGACCGCCCTGTCGGCTGACATAGGTGTTGACTTCATCGTAGGGATGACCAGCCGGGCAATGCGTCTTACGAGCGTTCCGCGCGCTGAAGCTGTCGCTGCGTAGGATGTTCTCCCGCTCGGTGACTGGCTCCAGATGCGGTAGGCCATGCTCATCGGCGATGGCCTTCACACAAGCATGCGATGTGCAGCCGTTCGCCCGGACGTGATCAAGCGTCAAGCCCTCGGGAATCGACCCGACCAGCAGCTCGTAGGCGAACCGGTGGGCCAGAACCTTCTTGCCTGCGGCGGCGACCCAGAACTCGCCGTAGCCCTGGTTGTTCCTGGTGGCCATCCACAGCCAGCACGTCTCGGTCTTGCGGACCTTCGACCAGAATCGCTCTTCTACCGAGGGCATCGCCGCGATGTCGCGGTTGACTTTCCACCAGTGCCAGTAGTGGGTACTGCAGCGATCACGCGCGATGACGGTTCTGTCGCAACCAGGGATCGAACAGGTACGCTCGGCCATGCTCGGCACGCTCCGTTCGTGTCGGCCAGGCCCCGGGTGCTCACTACACGCCGGGGCCGCTCTTTAGGGTTATTCTAGCAGGTCAGCGGCTATTTCTTTTCCAGCTTGGCGACCTCGGCTTCGAGCTGGGCGACGCGCTGCTTCAGCCGCTCGTACTCCGCCAGCCGCGCCCGGCCGGCGGCCTGCTGCTCCCGGTATTCGTCATGGATCGCGAACTTGCGCGCGCACGCCGCCGCAGTCCGTTCGGTCAGCCGTGCCGGCTGCAGGAAGCATGTCACCACGTCACGGCGGAACGCCGCCAGGGTCAGGTTGCGGGTCACGACACCGCCAGCGAACGTCACGACCAGGCCGAGGACGACTAGGGCTGCGGCGATCCGCCACTGCCTCCGCAGCGCCTTGCGCGGCACCAGGTCGCGGCGGAGGCCTTTGACCTCGTCGCGCAACGTCTCGACGACCTTGACCAGCTCAGCGAACGATGCCGCTCGGCCCGGTCCGCCACTCAGCGTCACCGCCCTCCCCCCCGTCCTGTTCGATGGCCTGTTCGAGCCGTGCGACGGCCTGTTCGAGCCGTTCGGTGAGCCGTTCGGCCCGCGCGACAAGGACCCGGGACGCTGTGATCTTCTCGGTCTCGGCCTGCCACGGCCAGCGCATCAGGATGCCCCGCTTCCGGTGAGGTTGTCCCGTTTCGCGGTGCCATATTCGATGAAGGAGACGTCGCTGCTCTCGGACGGGCGGACGACTAGCGCCCAGCAGTTGCGCTTGTCGGCGTGGAAGAGGTAGTGCGGCTCGACCCGCTCGCTGGTCAGCTCGTGCAGGTGCCGCCACTCCTCGAACGTCAGCCCGGCACGGCTCATCTGGATCGCTGACGTGAGGAACAGGTTGTTCAGGCCGAGCACGTGGACGCCCTCGGCCCCGTGGAGGGAGGTGACCTCCACCAGCCCCTTGGCGCCGTCCCGCCAGCGAACGCCCGTGTGGCCGCACTCGCACCAGCGCCAGGAACGATCCGTCTGCCATGCCCTTCGGGGCGAGACGATGTCCCAGCAGGCGACGCACAGGGCGGCCTTGGTCATGCCCTCACGGCCTCCGCTCTTCGGCGAGGCGGGACACCAGCTCATTGGTCTTGATCAGGGCCGGCAGGACCCGGTCCTCGAACACCTGCCGCAGCCGGTCGTTCTCGGCGCGGAGCTGGTCGTAGTCGGCGCCCCTTCGGATCTTCCCCGAGAGCCAGCCGATCGTGAGCAGACCGAGCGTGCCGTAGTTCAGCCAGCGGCCGACCTCGTCAGGGACCCCCGGCGTGGCCTGCGCCAGGACGCTTGAGGCGGCGGCGGTGAGCAGGGCGAGGCGCATGGTGCTCCCGAGGGTAGAGGCCCTCGGGGGAAGGGCGCTGGGCGTGCGGGCTACTGCTGGCGGAACTGCTCGGCGACGCCGAGGCCGCTCACCTGATCGCAGAACACGCGGAAGTCGTGGGCGGGGGTCTGCGCCACCTCGCCGCGGTAGACCGCCATGAGCGTGCCGAGCTCAGCGACGACGGTCTTGTAGAGGTTGCCGTCGTCGGTGGTGATGTTGTACTGGCCGCTCAGGTCTGAGACCGATTTGGTGTCCATGAACCGTTTCACCGTGCGGACGTGCTCGTCGAGGATCGCCGCGCGGATCGCGATGGCGGCGACCTGCCGGGCGATGTCGGCCGCGGTGACGTCCTTGCCGGCCATGCGAATCCTCCTAGATCGATCCCAGGTCCTCGACGAGCAGCTGCGCGGGGTACGTCGCCGCGGCATGCACCACGGCGGTCCCGGCGGCGCCGGTCGTGCGCTGGCCCTTGACCTTGTAGGTGGCCGACAGGGGGCTTGCGCCGTTGACCGCGGCGTAGAACATCGAAGCGCCCTCCGAGCCGACGTTCGCGGCCGGCGGCTTCAGCGAGACGGCCTGGCGTTGCGCGACGCCGGCCTCGACGATCCGCAACTCCAACGCCTCGGTGGCGTCGATCGAGACCGACCGCCACGTGAACGAGACCCGGAAGTAGTGGTTCGCCGGGACCGTGACGCCGGCGCCGGGGACAAACAGGTCGGTCTCCGAGCCACCGAACGTGGTCGAATTGGCCGTCCACTCGGTGAGCTGCAGCACCTCGTACCCGCCCGCGGGCGCGGTGACCGGCGACGCCGGCCCGGCCGCGACGAGATACGGCCCCATCTTGTGCAGCAGGATGAAGTCGCCGACGGTCGGGTAGTAGCCGGGGAGGACCGGAACGTTCGTGGACGGGTTGGCGGGGTCGCCGAGGTCGACGGAGATGGTGTTGGTGCCGGTGTCGATCGCGGTGACGGTGCCGTGGGTGAGCTGCGCGGGGAGGGCGGTCTTGGGGCGGAGCTGATTGCCGAGCCTGCGCATCGCCTCTTTCACTGGCGCGCTATCCTCCCGCCATGAGCGACGGCGTGTTCTGGCCCGAGTTCGAGCAGTGGCTGCGCGCCCACGACATCGAACCGGACGACTGCTCCGAGATCCGGGTCACCTGGACGCCGCAGTCGGTCCACGGCGCCGGGTCGTGGGAGGGGCCAGTCCACATGGTGGTCGACCTGTGGCTGCGCCGCGACGGGTTCCGCTACCGCGAGGACGGGACCGGCAAGGTTGCCAGCGTCACCCGGACGATCCCGATGCGGCACCTACCCGCCGTCGAGGTCATCCGCTACCGGGCTGCTACTGGTCGGGCAGCTCCTGCCTCGCCCTGAGCGTCAGTTCCATCGCGCCGCCCTTGGCGCCGAGCGGCAACGTGAGCCGGTCGATGACGAAGTTCGCGTTAATGCCCGAGCGGCTGTAGCTGAGGTGGACGCAGTCGCCGGCGTCGAGGAACGGCAGCGGCAGGCACCGCAGGACGACCTTCCTGGCGATGCCCTTCACGAGCTGCAGCCGGGCTTGCGCGGCCGCGACCGCCTGCGCGTTCGTCGCCACATAAGGGCTGGTCATGGGGTAGACGACCCGGCCGAACCGGCCCACGTACGTCGGTGAGGTCACGTCGGTGTCCTCCGCCACCCCGACGACCACCGCGCCGTTGGTGAGGTTCTCCCCGCGGCACACGACCACCGAGTAGGAGTCGCCGTCGGACCAGGGCGCGTCGACGCCCTTGTCCTCGATCACCGAACCGTCGTCGTCGGCGAACGACCACACCACCGGGGCGTCCTGCGGGTCCGGCTCGGCGTGCATCCGGAAGACGCCGAGCGTGTCCGCGTAGATGACCTGGCCGATCGACTGCGCCATCTCGCGGACCTTCTGCGCCGGGTTGTCGCCCTCCATGAACGTCAAGCCCCCGGCCGGCACCAAGAAGTCGCTCGAGGCGAAGTTGACGTCGGGGCTGGGCAGCAGGCCGTTGATGACCTGCTCGATCGCGGCGTCGTACCTCGTGCCCGGGGGGATGAACATCGGCAGGGTGAACCCCTGCCGGGCCAGGTCACGCATCCGGTCGAACGCCTTCAGCGGCACCTCCGGCCAGGTCCCGCCCGAGTCGCCAAGCCGGCCGGTGAACACCGCCACCAGCTCCGGGTCGCGGCCGTCGTCCCAGGTGACGCCGGTGCGGACCCGGATGCCGTTGCCCAGCGGCGCGAGCAGGTGCGACGGGCTGGTGGGGGTCAAGGTGCCGTCCCGGTCGACCAGCTGCAGGTCGATGGTGGAGCGGATGTCGACGTTGCGTTCGCGGGTCACCGAGCCGGCGAGGGTGGCGTCGAGCTGTTGGACCTCGGCGTCGTTTTGGAGGACGTGGACGGTGGTGACCAGGGTGTGGTCGGTTCCGCAGCGGGCGGTGAAGTCGTCGGAGACCGGGAGCATCTGGCCGCCTACTTTCTAGATTCTAGGTACTAGATTCTAGATCAGCTAGACTAGCGCCATGCCAGACGACACCCAGATCGCATGGGCCGCCGGGTTCTTCGAGGGCGAAGGCGGCATCTATTGGACGCCGAGCAGCCGAGCAACCCGCCTTGCCGTGGGTCAAAGCGAGCGGGAGCCTCTAGAACGGTTCCAAGCCATATGGGGCGCGGGGAAGATCGTGCCGGTCAAAGCGAGCCCGCTGTCGATGCGGCAGCGTTGGGTCTACTACGTTCAGCGGCGTTCTGAGGTCGAACGGATCTTCGAGGCCATGCGCCCCTGGCTAGGTCCCACCAGCATCCAACAGGCAACTCGTGCCCTCGAACCTCACTAGAATCTAGAATCTGGTCGGCGGGCAGGTCCCGGATGGATGTCCGGCTAAGCATGGGACCTCGTGATTCTCTGGCCTGTCCGCCGCCTCATGCCGGCTGCTCGACCTCGTAGTAGCGGACCCGCCACTGCCTGACCGGCACCGACGCGTCGGTGCCGCCCTCGAACTCCCGCGCCCGGTCAACAAAGCGGATCCACCACTGCTCATCGGCGAACGGGGAGCGCAGCAGCAGGGCGTGCTGCTCACGGCTCAATGCCAGCAACCTGAGCCCCTCGTCCCGCGTCAGGCTGGTGAAGGTGACGGTGCCGTCGTCGCCGAACACACTGTCGGCCAGCACGACCGCCCGGTCCCGCCCCTGCAGCTGGTACACAGTCGCGTTCTCGCTCGTGTCCAGGGTCAAATCGGGCGTGAGGACCCGCAGCGACAGCCACGGGTGGTACGGGTCGACGAGGTACCAGCCGCCGGCGTTGGAGACCTCGGCGGCGCCGTAGGCGTAGCTGGTCGACGCGACCGCCGTCCCCGTGACCGAGTTGATCACCCGGACGCGGTACTGCCTGGGCCGGCCCCTGGGCAGGGTGTAGTCGTAGACGGTCTCTTCCTGGGCCTCGTCGCCGCCGAGGGTCTTGTCGGCCCAGCCGGGGTAGGTCCGCCACTGCGCCTCGGCGAGCTGCCCCGGCACCCACGTGTCCGTGCTGGTGCCGCCTTCGCGGAGCATCGCCCGCGACGCCCATACCTGCACCCCGCTGACGCTGGCGGTGTTCTCCACCGACCCGCCGGCCCACATCGCCCCGGCCGGCGCGGTCGCGGTCACGGTGTAGCGGACGAACCCGGTGGTGATCGTCATGGTCGTCGACGAGCTCGACAGCGCCGTCCCGGTCGGGCCGTGCCACATCAGGAACAGCTTCGAAGAGAACGACGCCGACGCCTTCAGCGACAGCGTGAACGTGTAGCTCTTGCCGGGGACGACTCCGAAGGCGTAGGACGGATCGAACAGGGCCAGGGCGTTCTGGTTGATCCCCACGTCCAGGTTCGAGAAGCTGATGCCGCTGGTCCAGCGGATCGAGCCCTCCCCGGTGCCGTCCCCGACCGCGTCGTCGAACACGACCCCGTCGCTTGCGGCGCGGCCGTAGAACCCCGCCGTCGACCGTTCCACCGCACCGCACGTCGCCACCTGATTCTGCAGGAGGTTCAGGCTGGACGCGGCGGCGTCGAGGGTCTCCAGCAGCACCGTCGAGACGGCCTGCTGCCCCCCGGACGTCCACGCGCCGCTCGAGCCGGGCCACAACCCGATGTGGTCGGCGTAGTGCTGCTCGCCCGAGGCGGGCGCGTCGACCTCCAGGCGCAGCACCCCGCTCCTGGTCCCCGCCGGCGCGACCCCCGAGGTGGTCGACACGCTGCCGAAGTTCGCCGATGTGTCGGTGACGTTGTTGCCGGCCAGGGTCGAGATGACGCCGCCGGCGGCGTTCTTCCAGTCGAGCTCGACGCGGCACACCCGCCCCGTCGTGCCGGCCCGCCACTGCGAGTAGATCGTGTAGGTCCGCCCCGCGACCAGCGGCGTGGTATCCCCGGCCATCTGCACGGCCATATTCGCCGCCGTCGACGCGGTCAGCCGCAAGCTGGCGATCCCGCCGGTCACCGCGAAGGTGGTGGAGCGGACCGCGGCGCAGTTGGTCGTGACCGTCCACGTCCCCGCCGTCGCCTCGAAGTCCGAGTCGTCGGCGGACAGCATGTTCTGGTTCGCCGCGACGGTGAGCACGGCCCGCTGGTTGGCGTCGTCGGCGGTGACGGTGAGGGTCGGGTCGGCCGGCGGGCCCAGCGACACCGTGAACGCCGAGCTCGCCGCCCACGTCGTCCACCACACCGCGCCGTTGATCAGCTGCGCCGCCCGGCAATAGGCTTTGTAGGTGACGCCGTTGGCGAGGTCCCGCCCCACCTTGAAGCTCGTGCTGGCGGTCGGCAGCTCCCCGGAGTCCCAGTAGCTCGCGCTCGTGTCCGCCGAGAACCCCGCGGCGCCGTACTGGGCCGCGGTGAAGACCTTGACCTGGCCGCGGGCCATCGGGTCGCCGTCAGGATTGGGCGCGTAGACGAAGTCGACCTGCGGCCGGGTCGTCGACGCCCCCGTGATCGTCGGCGTCCCGGTGATCGTCGGCCGCTCACGGATGTCGACGTCCAAATACCATTCATAAAAGACGAGGAACGCCGTCAACGCCGAGCTGCCGACCTGGTTGACGTAGCCGTAGGACTCCATCTGGACGCCATTGACCGTGGCCTGGGTCCAGGGGTGGCCGAACGGGTCGGCCGGGCGCCACGCCCCCGTGAACGCCAGCGGCCCCACCGAGGCGGTCTGGCAGACGTCCCTGGGCCCCGACGGCGAGATGCTCGGCGTCGTCGTCCGGACCGTCAGCGACGCCTTCTGCCAGTGCCCGGCGTCGGCGGACTGCCGGCCGATCCTCGCGCGGCACCGCAACCGGTTGATCTTCTTGGAGATGCCGTCGACGGCGACCGCGAGGTCGCCCATCACCGTGGCGAACCAAATGTTGGGGTAGCCCTGCCCGGCGGTGCCCATCCGCACGAACGTCGCATCACTGTTGTCGTTGATCTGCGCGGCCAGGGGCGTCGTGCCGGTGATGTTCCGCGCACCCGACACGTCGCTGGTGGGGAGCAGGGTGACGTACCCGGCGCCGCCTGCCCCGTCACCCACCGGCTACACTCCCTTGCATGGACGAGATCAGCGGCACCGGCTATCCCCGGCAGCAGATCACATGGGCATCAGTCAAGACCGATACGCCCTGGGATTTCGAACGCCTCGAAGCCGAGCTAATCGCTGAGTCGCTCCGGAAATGGGCCGAACTGTGGGAACTAGACGCCTGAGCCGCGGCGGGCGAGCGCGTCGGACAGCTCCGCCGCCACGGTCTCCCCCATCTCCTCGGCGATCGCGTGCATCTGCGCCCGCTGCGCCGGGGTGATCTCCCCGTAGACCGTCAGCGGCACCGTCACGTTGATCGTCCGGGCGGCCGGCCCGACCGGCTCCGGCCGGCCGGTGCCGTTGTAGGCCAGCGACAGCCCAGGCGGCAGCCACCCGCCAGCGTCGTAGCCGCGGAACCGGCCCTGGACGACGTTCAGCGCGCCGGCGTCACCAGCGACGTCCAAGCCTGGGAGCCGGGCGAGCAGCTCGGCCCACTCGACCGCGCCGCCGCGGGCCATGTGGAAGTGGCGGGCGAACGACGCCGGCGACCGGGCCGCACGGCCGGTGAAGATCCCCGTTCTGGTCGATCGTGCCTCGAAACCGAGGCCGCCGTAGTTCCCGGCCATGTGCCCGCTGCCGGACGTGACGCCGATGTTGAGCAGGCCGCCGAACCCGGAGCGGATCCCCGGCACGCCGGTCGAGATCGAGGCGGTGGTGAAGTAGCGGCGGCCACGGCCGGCGGCCGGGTCGCCGCGCATCTTGCCGTACACCGCGCCGACCAGGCCGGAGCAGTCATACGCGCCGGGGCCGGCGGCGCCCCACCGGTACGGCAACCGGTCGGTCGCCAGGATGAACGCCTTGATCCCCGCCTTGCCGCCGACGCCGCCGAAGCCGGCCTCGAGCGCCTTGACGGCCTTGCGGACGATCGCCAGCGACGCGCGGGTCACGATCCGCTCGACCACCCCGGGGATCGCGCGGACGCCCCGGGTCGCCGCCTCCAGCCCGGTGGCGGAGAATGTCGGGTCGACGGCACCGCCGGCAGCGTAGCCGCGGAACCCGCCGGCGAGGGCGTCGGCGCGCATGCGGTACATCGCGCCGTGGCCGCCGACCGCATCGACCTCTTCGGGCGTCCAGACGTGCTCGTCCTTGCGGACCATCACCAGCGTCGAGTCCCGCGACCGAACGCCGTCGACGATGGGGCCGCCGCCGGCGCGGCCGTGGGCGGCGGCGACCAGCACCGGGCCGCCGAGCGCGCCGAACCCGGTCAGGCTCGCGGTCGCCTTGATCGCGATGCCCTTGCCCTTCAAGCCGGCGACGGCACGGCCGAACTCGCCGGTCTTGGTGCCGGCGTCCCGGGCGCGGTCGCCCATGATGCCCAGCCGCGCGCCGGAGCGGCGCGCGGCCTCGGTCAGGCTGTTGGTCGGCGGGGTGGCGCGCTGGGTGGCCAGCATCGCCCCGGTCATCGCCGCGTTCGCCTTGAGCTGCGCCTCCCGGTACGCCGCGGTCCGTTCCCGCAGTTCGATCTGGGCGCGCTTCAGGTCGATCTGGGCCTGCTTGTAGTCCAGGCTGCCCTTGCGGCCACCCTTGACCAGCTCGGTCAGGCGCTGCTGCGCCGTCGAGACGTTGATCTTGGCCTGCCGGACGTCCAGCTCGGCGCCTTCCTCACCGGCCAGGGCGTCGCGCAGCGCGTCGACCGCGGTCTGCTCGTCCCGCAGCTTCCCGGCGTGCAACGCCGACGCCGCGGCGGCATCCCGGGTCGCCCGCGCGGCGGCCTGCTGCGCTGTGTCGAGCTGGCCCAGCCGGTCGGCGAAGAACTGGCCGCCCTTCCCGCCGATCGTCATCGCCCGGCCGGTCTGCTCGCTGGCGGCGGCGGCCTTGTGCAGCTCGGAGTTCATCTTGAGCGCGAGGCCGGCGACGACGGCGAGCGCGGCGCCGAACAGGCCGAACTGGGCCAGGCTCGTCGCCGCCGCGAGGGCGGTGACCCGCTGCGCGGCAGCGGTCGCGAGCAGCGCGGCGCGCTGGCGGACCGCGAGCAGCAGCCCCGCCTGGCCGACGACGTTCGCCTCGGCCTGCGCGGCGGACGACGCCACCGCCGCACCGGCCGTCTCCAGCATCGCCGCGGCGAGGGCCCGCTGCGCCCGCGCCTGCGCGAACGTCGCCACGACCAGCGCCGGGGTCGCGAAGTTCCGGATCGCGGTCCCGAGGTCGCCCAGCGGGCCGATGACGGTGCGGACCGCCCGGAACGCCAGGAACCCGGCGACCAGGGCCGGCAGCCACGGCAGGACGTTGTGGACGTTGCGGGCGACGACGTCCAGGACCGGGCCGATGATCGCCAAGGAGTTGGCGAAGACGTGGCTGCCGCCGCCGGCGGCCGACAGCGCCGGGCCGGTCCTGGTCGCCTCCTGCCACAGCTGCTTGATCCTCGGCCCGACCTTTGCGAGGCCGGCGAGGACTTGGTCGACGTTGGCGGCGAACGACGGCGGGAACAACGCCTTGACCCCGGCGCTGGCGCCGAGGACCTCGAAGGTCTGCAAGGCGACCTTGAGCTGCTTGGCGACGCCGATCAGGACCCGCTGGACGGCGGGGCCGTGCTTGACAGCCAGGGCTTGGAGGTCGGGGAGGAGCTGGGCGCCCAGCAGGTTCTCGAACCGGTCGACGACGGGGAGCAGGAGCTTGCCGATGGTGTCCTTGAGGTTCCGCCAGCCCATCGCCATGCGGTCCGACGCGGTGACCGACGCCGCCGCCGACCCGGTGGTCTGCCGCTCGACCGCGGCCAGGATGATCTTCTGCGCTTCCAGGGTCTTGTTGTGGGCGACCAGGCTCTTGATCTGCTTGGCCTCGGCGGCGCTGAAGCTCACGCCGATCCGGGACAGCGCCGTGAGCCCCTTGATCGGGTTGTCGAGGGCCTTGCCGAGCTGGATCGAGCTGGACTTCATGTCTTGCTTGAACACCACCGACATGTCGACCGCGGCCTTGGTCGCCCGGTCGAAGACGTCGTTGCCCTTGCCGACCTCGTTGCGGATGTTGGCGAACGTCAGCAGCAGGTTCGCGCCGGACTGGATGACGTCGTTGTCGATGGCGGTCTTGCGTTCCAGCGCGTCGGCGAGGGCGGCGACGTGACCGACGGTGACGTGGGCGGCGCCGCCCATCGTCTTCAAGGTCTGGGTGGTCTGCGCGACGACCTTGAGGTGGTCACGCCAGCCCTGCACCGACTGGCGCAGAACCGGGACCAGCTTGACCGCGGCGGCGACGGCCAGGCCCAACCCCGCGGCGATCCCGATCCCGATGGCCTTGCCGGCGGTGCCGATGCCCTTGGCGAAGGAGCGGCCGAAGTGGTGGGACGCTTCCTGGCCGGCCCGTGCCGCCGGGTTTTGGACCTGCCGGGCGAGCTGCCGGCCGGCGTCGGCGGCGAGCTGCGGATGCACGGAGAGGTAGGCGTCACCGGCGTTGAGTGCCACGACGCTCCCCTCGGCGTACGCTCAGGGTGCAAGAACCCCGAAATGGAAGGACCGGCCCATGTGGGTCGTCATCGCCGTCGCTGTCCTCGCCGTCGTCGTCGGGCTCGGCTGGGTCGGCGTCCAGGTCTGGTCGCAGCTGTCCCTGATCCGCTCCAACCGCAGCCTCGCCAAGTCCTACCAAGACCGGGCCGCGCAGCTCAGGGACCGTTCCTAGCCGCGCGGGCGCGGTGCAACGCCGCGTCGGGCGGCAGCCCGCGGACCAGCGCGGCCAGCCGCCGGCCGCCTACCGCTTCCTCGCCCCAGCACGCCTGCCGGAGGTCGATCTGGTAGAACCGTTGGAAGTCGGCCTCGACCGCGGTGAACCAGCCTTGGAGGAGGCGGGCGAGGCCGGCGATTCCCCCGGCTCCATCCCGTAGAGCCGGTCGGTCAGCTCGGTGAACTCCCCAAGCGTCATCGGCGGCCTCGTCGCCATGAACCGGTTGCCCTGCTCGGCGCCGAGCAGCAGCCGCACCGCCGCGCCGAAGCGGCCCTCGGTGAGCAGGTCGCCCATCTCCACCGGCCACTCCGGCGGGAACTCGTACGCCTGCCCGCCGAACCGGACCCGCCGCGGCGTCCCGGCCTGTTCGGCGTGGGCGGCACGGTAGGCGTCCAGGTCGAGGTCGAACGATTCTTCCTCGGCCGGCTCGGGTTCGGGCTCAGGGTGGATCGGGGTGGGGTCAGCGGTCACAGGTCATCTCCTCGCACCGATCGCGCGGCGTCGACGCCCACCGATCGCCCGCCTGGCCGGTCCACGGCCGCCGAAGCTGCCGGCGGCCACCCCGGCCAGGGCAAGATAGCCCTCCTGCGCCGCCGCGCGGGCCAGGATGTGCTTGCCGGGAACCCGCCGTCCGTTGGCCGTGAACCCCCGTTCCGCCCAATGTGACTTCCAATCGGTCGCCACGACCCGGCCGACCAGCTCACCCCGCTCGTCAAGGCCCGTCTCGGCGTGGATCCCCCGGGCATAGCCGCCGCGGCGGTAGAACTCCCGCCGCGCGATCCCCCGCGCCGTCCGGGCGATGTCGGACGCCGCACCGCCGAGGGCCCGTTCCATCGGCCCGCGGTTGGACAGGCTGTGGGTCATCTCCGCCTCGAGGTTGCGGTTCACCCGGACGATCGCCATGCGGGTCCTCCCCGGCTACAGCTTGCCTTCGACCGGTTCGTAGCGGGCCACGACCTCCCGCGCCCACGCGACTCAGGTCAGCGGCGGAGACTCGCGACCAGCGCCGCGATGTCCGAACGCGGGAACAGCACTGACACTGACAGCTCGCAGCCACGGCCGCCAAGGTGCGGGAACAGCGAGTACTCCCACATCCCGTCAGCGTCCGGGTCAAGGTTGCAGCCCGTCGCCCGGTCGAACAGGCCACCGGGCACGTCGGACAACGGAACAGCCAGCTCAAGGAACTGCCGAAGCTGGTCGGGATCGCCGAAGCCCAGCAGCGCTTGCGTGCCATCGTCGAGGGCGTCCTGGCAGCTCTCCTCGGTCACGACACCGAGACGCCACGCGCGCCAGACCAGCTCGGCAAGGTCCTCATCGATCCACGCCACCCGCCAGCCGACCGCAACAACCTTGCCGTCGTGGCTGCCGCACGGCGGGTCGACCGGCAGCGTCTGCGCATGGAACGCGTCGAGCTGGGCCGGGTCGACGAACCGGCCATCGGTCCAGTCGATCCTCACGAGGTCGCCCGCCATTTCAGATCAAATGTCTTGTGGCAGGAAACACACAGCGGCAGGTAGTGGGCCGGATCGATGCTGTACGGCCCGCGTCTGGGGTCCTGCCGCTCGTCCGGGTCGGCGTGGTCGTAGGCCCAGTGCTTGGCTGGCTTGTCGCACCGTCGGCAAGGATGCGCGGCAGCTTCCCCATGGAGTGCGCGGAGTCGCTTGTGCACGCCGTCGTAGCCGACGTCATCGCCGGCCCACCTGCCCGGATGCTCCGCATGAGTTGGATCGCCGTACAGGTGGAACTTGCGCAGGTGCGACTTGCAGAACCCCAGGCCCACGTGCGGATCCGGGCACCCTGAAACGTCGCATCCCTCGCGGGGCTTGAAGATCTCGGCCGGGCCGGGATCGCCCGTCCGGTACCAGCGGTCCCAGTGCGCCGGGCAGAGGTCAAGAGCCTTCGGGGTCTCAGGGCAGCCGGGGACGGTGCACTCGGCCGCAAGTGGATGCCACCCACGGATGGGCTTGTCCGCCCGCGGGTCGCCGTAGCGCTTGAACCGCCAGTTGTGCACACGGCAGTACCCGTTGCCCTGATGCGGGTGCGGGCATGTCTCCCCGGACGGCAGGACGACGGTGCAGGTGGAGAGCGTGGTGCGAGCTGGTTTCGCCGGAGGCGTGCCGTGCCTGCGCCAGCTCCCATAGTGCGCGGGACAGAGCCCGCGCGCGCCCTTCGGTCCGACGAGCTGGTCGCAGTCAGGCGCTGAACACGGCGACCCTGATCCAGGGATACCCTTGGGCATTGTCGGCACCGGCCTTCGCTATAGGTGCTGGCCAGGCCCCGGGGTCTTACCACCGCCGGGGCCGCTTACTGCGTCATTCTATCGCGGACGTGCGACTGTCTTGGTTGTCTCGTTAGGCCGGTACGACCACATTCTCAGCGGGCGTCCTGGTGATAGCGACATTTACGCTCATTCGGCTGGCCTCTTCGATACTTCTGTCCTTGGGGACCGATCCGACCGTAATGGGGTATATGTCGAAGCGGCGGCCTGCGACATCTCCCTCATCGAACCACATCAGAAAGCCCGTTGTGCCCCTTGGGAGAAGAGTGCGAACGTCGACCGAGTTGACCGAAGCGTACATCGTGATCGATGAGTCATCCGCCGAGGTCCGCCCCGCAACCTTGGCGGTGAACGAAGTTCCCAAGTCAGGCGTATCGATAAAGTTGCTCGTAACTTGGAATCCACTGATTTCAGACACTTCGTTCGAAAGGTCTGTACCCGCATTTATCTCGGCCCGGGTCGGCGAGGCGATGTTGGCGCAGGCCGGGGCGTACACGACGCGGGTGACGCCGAACCGCGCGTAGCGGGTGCTGGCGGTGATGTTGGGAGCGGCCATCTACTCCTCGCTTTCCTGGTCGGCCGGGGTGGCCGGCTCCTCTTCCGCTGGTGCGGCACGCAGCCGGGAGACCAGCTCCGCCTTGGTCCCCGACACCGGCAGGTCCCGGGCGCGGAGCAGGTCCCGCAGGTCATCGACGGTCAGGTCGCCGAGGTCGTCGGGCAGCGGCACGTCTTCCTCGACCTGGTACCAGCCGGTGGACTGGTGCACCGGAACCGCGCTGCGCGCGACGGTGATCTCGGCGTCGAGCTCCGGGTGGCGCAGGCGGACCTGCTCCTGGCCCTCGAAGCGTTGCAGCTCCGCCGGCCAGACCTCGCCGGTCTCGTCCTGGCCCTCTTCGACCTGCCAGCCGGCGGCCTGGTGGTGGGGGACCGCGATCGGGTCGACCTCGATCACCTGGTCCGCCGGCAGGGTCGGGTGCCGCAGTCGCACGCCCATCACGGGTTCCTTGTCACGATCGCCTTGACGCCGGTCACCGTGGAGTAGTTGATCGTCGCCAGCCCGGTGGTCGGGTCCCTATGCGCATCTGTCAATGGAATCTCGGCCAGGCCGGTCGTGGCCGGGATCGAGACCGACACCCGCGACGGCAGCGGGCTCAGGTCGCCCTCGAACGTGCCCGGCGTGGGGATCGTGACGACGCAGGCGCCGCCGCCGGTGTTCTGGACGACCAGCTTCACCCCCGTGCCGGTGGGGGCGAGGTCGCCCGAGGCGGGCGTCGCGGCGGCGGCGAGCAGCGTGCTCAGCACGAGCCCGTTGAGCGGCACGGTAGTGGCCACGTAGGTCGCCAAGGCGGCCTCCTTCTAGGTGGACGACACGCAGGGCATGCCAGAGGACACCCAGGCGATGGGTGCCCTCTGGCAGTGCTGGGCTTACTTACTCAAAGCAGCGATGCCTGCCCTGGACCTGGCCGGGCCTTCCGGCGCAAGCCTGCCGCCGTCAGCCTTGCCCGTTGCTCTCGCGACTTCTCCAACTGGCATTCGTTGCAGCGCTGGTGGCCTGTCTTCGGGTCGGTGTAGATGTTGATCGGTACCCATGGGTGGCGACCGCTCCGGCACTTCCCGTTCGTGTTCGGCCTGCCAGCCGAGTAGGCGCGACGACTGTTCTCCGCAAGCGTGACGGCCTCAAGGTGCGCGGGGTTGACGCAGCGCCGCACGTTGCAGAGGTGGTCGAGCACGAGCCCTTCGGGGATCGGGCCGACCAGCAGCGTGTAGACCAGCCGGTGCGCGAACCATGTTCTGCCGTGGCTGGCACCGGTGGGTGGCCAGATCCGCCGTCCGTAGCCCTGGTCGGTGATGACCCCGGTCCACAGCCAGCAGCCGGCCTCATCAAGGCTGATCTTGGCCGTCAGCTTGGGCGGCAGGGCGGATGGTGAGTAGGTAGGCTCGGCCATGCTCGGCACGCTCCGTTCGTGTCGGCCACGGCCCCCGGCTGTTTGCGCAGCGCGGGGGCCACTTACGTCTATTATCGCAGGTCAGGCGGACAATTACGTGATGTGGCTGGTCCAGGAGAGCTGGAATCCGATGGTCGCCCGCCTCGCCGCCGAGCCATCGATCTCGACCGGTGACTCCTCGAGCCCCGACGTGGCGACGACGACCTGGCCGGGTGGCAGCACGGACCCGGCGGCCGAGCGGTCGGCGTCAAGGGCGGCCTCGACCAGGGCCATGAGCTGCTCGGCGCGGTCGCCGGCGGCGTCGATGGCGTCCTCGTCGGCGCCGGGGCGGGTCACGATCACCCAGCACGTGACGGTCGGGGTCTTCGCGCGGGTGGCGAGGCCGGCCTGGGCCTGGGGGGCGACCACGTCGCCGAGGATGACCAGGTCGCCGGTGAACTCCTCAGGGTCGACCATGGCGGAGCGGATGGTGACGCCGTCGGCGGCGCCGAGGCCTCCGGTGGTCGCCAGGTACTGGCGGATGCCGCGTTTCGCGGCACGGTTGGACGCCGAGGCCATCAGGCGATCGCCATGCCGGCCATGCCGTAGAAGTTCAAGGGCCCGTCGATCACGCCGATGCCGTAGTGGTAGGTCATCCCGCCGCGGGACTGCCCGACGCGGTCGTAGGAGTAGGACGTGCCGTCGGGGCTGGTCCAGGACGTGACCGCCGATGACGCCGCCGAGGAGGGGTTGAGCAGCATCGCCAGGCGGTGCAGCGCCGCCCGGCGGATCGCGGGGGGGGTCGGGGCGTAGCCGTGGGCGTACTCGACGTCGATGTTCATGGTGCCAGACGGGAAGGTGCCGCCGGCCGTGCGGACCAGGATCCCGCCGGGGGCGAACCCGATGTCGGCGAGCTCGCCCGCGGTGAACGCGACCCCGTTCACGGTCACGCTGATGACGCGGTGGGGCAGCATCTCGGCGGGGATCAGCCGGCTGGTGCCGTCGCCGTTGAGGGTTTCGCGGGCGTGCCGGGGCGCGAACGCGACCCCGCCACGTGCGGTGAAGTCGTCGGTGATCTCGTCCCGGGCGGCGATCACGTCGCCTGCGGGGTACTTCACCACATCGGCGAGGACGGCGGTGCCGGCGACCTTGAACGCGCGGGCGTCGGCGACGGTGAACAGGTGGCCGCCGACGACGTCGACCCAGGTGGTGAGGGTCTCCGTGACGCCGCCGATGGTGCCGGTCCAGTCCAGACGGGTGCGGGTCAGCTCCGTCTGCGGCGGGTAGGTGACCTCGTACTTCCCGCTATTGGTGGCGCCTGCGTGGCTGGCGACCAGCGCCGGCGAGAGGGTGGTGCCGTCGGGGCGGGTCGCGACCACGACCGGGACGCCGGTGTCGAGGTCGTTCGGGCCGTTCTCGGTCGCGAAGATCACGTAGGGCTTGGCGCCGCTTCGCACGAGGATCCGCAGCAGGTCAGCCATAGTGGACTAGACCGTGCCCGAGAAGATCGCCGCCGTCGGGGCGGCCCAGATCACCGTGAACGTACCGGCCGTGACGCTCTGCGCCCCGCCGAAGAAGTGGAACGAGATGCCCACCTTGGCGACGGTGCCGCCGGTGACGGTGTCGTCGTAGTTGAGGCAGCCGTAGACGTTGGTCAGGGTGGTGGTGGCCGAGGATGCGCGGTCGGTGCCGTCGAAGTAGAAGGTGTTGGCGGTGCCCTGGTTGATCGTCGGGCCGGCCAGGACCAGCCCGCCGGCGGCCCAGCCGGCCGCGCTGATCTCGTTGGCGAGGACCCACTGGGACGTCGCCGCGTTGTAGCCGGTGAGGTTCGCGGCGACGTTGCGGTCGGGGGTGCCGGTGTTGCCGTACAGCGCGACCTTGCACGAGTCGCTGTCCAGGCCCGTGTACCCGGTCGAGGAGTTGGCCAGGAGGGTGTCGGCGACGAAGGCGCGGAAGACGTGGGAGCCTTCGGTTGCGGTCCAGGTCATCCCCCGCTCGCCTCCGTGGTGATCTGCGCGGGCTCGGCCTGCGCGTCGGTCGAGCTGGCACCGCGCCGCTCGAGCGGGACCGGCTCGACCAGGTCGCGGCGGGCGGCCTTCATGGCCTTGAGGTGCGCGCGGACGGCCTTGGCGTGGGCCTCGGCCTCCTCGGCCTTGGCGGCGAGGCGGTCGATCGCGGCGTCGGCCTCCTCGGCGGTCAGCCCGGCCAGCGGGTTCGGCTCTGCCATCAGTCCTCCAGGTTCCATCGGGCGCTCGGCGCGAGCACCGCCGTGTCGTTCGATCCGTCCGCCCTGGTCGTCACGACCGCGGACATGGGCCGGCCTTCTGCGTCGCGCTGGGCGAGTTCGCCGTGCAGGTAGTCGCCCCACTCGACGGCTTCGACCTTGCAGTCTTGACCGGCCGGGATCATGGGGGCGGTCAGGCCCCGCAGGCCGGGACAGGTGTGCATCTGCGACGCGGCCGTCCCCGGCGGCAGGTGCGTCACGGTGGTCGCGGGACAGTTGGGGCATGTCCAGTGCTGTTCGGCGCGCAGCAGGACCGGTCTCATACGCCTCCCTGCCCTTCAGCGATCCCGGTCCCGGCACCGACCAATTCCGCGGTGCCGGTGCCGCCGCCGGCACCGTCAGCCACACCGCTGGCGCCGGCCGCGCCCTCGACCCAGTGGGGCGGCGGCACCGGCGGCGGGATGTAGACCACCGCGTCGGCTGCGACGAAGGCGACCACCGCACCACCGGCCAGGGCGCCGAGGCTCGCCACGGCATCCGCGGCCGCAAGCACAACGGCTGGCGAGCCGGCGGTGATGCCCCAGCCGGGCGCGGCGGCCGTGACCGGGACGCTGGCCGCCTCGGCATTGACGGCGACGACGGCAGCCGCATCCGCAGCGGTGATGCTGATCGTGGCCGCGCCCGCATCGACATTGACCGAGTTGGTCGCGACCGCGTCGGCGGCCGTGAACGGGACCGTAGCCGTGCCAGCGGCCGGGGCGATCGACGCCAGGGCATCCGCAGCTGCAATTGCGACTGCGGCGGGGCCGGCGTCGGCGTTGGTCTGCGCGACCGTTGAAACCGTGGCGTCCGCCGCCGTGAACGGGGCCGCTGCGGTGCCGGCCGGCACGTCCAGGGCAACAGCGGCGTCGGCGGCGGCCAGCGGCACGTTCGCGGTACCAGCCGCCGGACCGACCGAGGCTTGCGCGTCCGCTGCCGTGGCTGGGACGGTCGCGGTGCCGGCGTCGACGGTGAGTGCGACCGAGGCGTCGGCGGCCGTGAAGCCCAGCGAGGCGGGACCGGCGTCGGCGTTGGTGCCGGTAACGGTCGAGACGGTCGCGTCCGCCGCAGTGAACGGCACGGTGGCGGTGCCGGCGGCCGCCTCGAGGCTCGCGGTCGCGTCGGCGGCGGTGGCCGGGACGGTGGCCGTGCCCGCCGGGACGTCGAGCGCAGCGCTCGCGTCGGCGGCGGCGAAGCCGACCACTGCGGCCCCGGCATTCGCATCGACCGAGGCCCCGGCGTCAGCCGCGGTGACCGGGACCGAAGCGGCGCCGACTGCCGGGTCGACCTCGGCGAGGGCGTCGGCGGCAGTCCACGGCTGCGCGGTGGCCGCCTCGGCGTTGGCGTTCGTGGCGGGGGCGCCGCTCGCGACGGCGACGTCGGCGGCGATCGCCGCCCACCAGTCCGACGTGACCGTCCGGGTCATCGTCACCGACGCGGCGCCGTCGGCGGTCGCCTGCGCGGCGTTCCCGGCGGCGCTGGCGGCCGAGCGGTTGAGCAGCCACCGCGACGTCTGGTTCGACGCGGCGACCGCGCTACCGCAGCAGACCAGGTCCACGACCATGTTCCCGGCCGCGCTGGTGACCGCGACGCTGGCGGGGGTGGCGGTCCCGACCGCGGTGGCGGAGTGCGCGATCGGGTTGGCCTGGTCGGCGCCGGCCAGGCTGATGGAGCCGCCCTCGAAGCCCTCCCAGCCGCCCCCGGCGACGGCCACCGAGACGGTGTTGGCGCCGGTCGCGGGGGCGATGAGGTAGAACAGCTCGGCGTAGCCGGCGGTGCCGTCGTTGGAGTGCCGCTTGGCGATCGACGTGCACGCGACGCCGTTGTAGGTGACCGTGGTGGTGACGCCGGTGTCGGTCCCGGCGACGACCACACCGACCAGCAGGACCAGGTTGGTGCCGGTGCAGGTGTGCGACCAGGTGATCGGCGTCGTGGTGCCGGTCTGGCCTTGCCCCGCCGACGAGGGGCCGACGGCGTCGAAGGTGACCTGCGCGCCGGGGGCGAGCGCGGGCGGCTGGACCAGCAGCCGCGTCCGGGCCAGGAGGCGGACGGTCTTCTTGTGGTGGGTGTCACGGAACGGGTACAGCGCCCGCATCGACTGGGATGAGATAGCCGGCACGGCCGGTCCTCCCGCCTAGCCGAGGGGGGTCACATGGGGCCAGTCCCTTCGGCGCATTCGTTTCCTCTCAGCCGTCAAGTACGGCGTACAGGTCCAGGTTGCCAGTGGTCGCGCCAGTGGCGTTGCCGTTGACGATGATGATCTGGCCAGTGGTGGCGGGCTCGATCTCCAACGGCTTGTCGTACCACGTCCAGACAATCCCCGACCCGATCGCGTTGGGGACCGCGTAGCGGCGCATCGGCACGGTCGCCAGGGTCGGCAGGGTGCCCCACGCCGTGTCGAGCTGCGCGGTCATCGTCGGCGCGAGTGAGCCTTCCGGCTGCGGCTGGACGGAAGTCGGCGTGGCTCCCTGGGTCAGGGACCGGTACAGGATGAACTCCGGGCCGGTGGTCGGCGCGACCGCCACCGACAGGCCCAGCTCGAGGAGGTAGGCGCGGTTGGTGACCGCGCGGAGCTGCCACATGATCGTGTTGGCGGTGTTCACCCCGGCCTTGTTCGACGTCACCGAGTAGCGCGCCATTGGGCTCCTATCCGACGGGCCGGGCGATGGTGGGGACGGGCACGGCGAGCATCTGCGCGCCCCGGATGGCGATGGACAGGCACGCCTTGAAGTTCGCCACCCCGACCGTGACGGTCGTGGCCGCGTAGGCGCCGGCGGCGGCGAGTTCCCCGGTCGCTACGGCGATGCCGCCGCCGCCGCCGGAGGTGACCCAGTTGTCGGCCTGTTCGGCGAGGTTGGCCAGCGACGCGTTGGTCCACCCACTGGCGTGGGCGGTGGAGGCCACGTCGGTCCCGGTCGAGCACGCCGCGACGACCAGGCAGTCCGGCACGGTCGTGGTCGCGCCGGGGATCGTCGCGGTCACAGAGGACACCAGGTCCGCGGCGGCGGCGGTCACGTTCCACGGGTTGCCCTGCATCGCCGCGCCACGGATCCCCAGGATCCGGCCGACGAGGTGGTCACCGGCGTCGGGCACCGTGGGGGCGGCCTCGCCGGCGACGGCGCGGCGCCAGCGGACCGTGAGGCGGGTCGGGGTGCCGGTGGAGACGTACACCGGCGAGCCGGCCACATCGGCGTAGCCGGCCACGGCGGGGACCGCGGTGGTGTCCTGGCTTTCACAGAACAGCAGCAGCAGGTCGGAGTCCCACACCGAGGCGGGCAGGCCGGGGCTGATCGCGCCGACGCCGGACGCGACGGCGCCGACGCCGGTCACCAACGGCATCGCCATCGGCTAGCCCGGCTGGTCAGGGTCGGCATCAGGACGCAGCTCGACCCGGTTGACGGTCACGGCGTCGGGCGCGTCGGTGACCTGCACATCCGAGCTCGCGGGCGGGACGGTCACGTCGGTCGGGTTTGCGTTGACCTCATAGTGCAGGGTGGCGCCTCCCCCCGCCGGCGTGGCCGTGGCCAGGCTCCGGATCCCGAGCGTGTTGGGGTTGGTGGCGGCGTCGACGGTCACGTCGCCGTCGACCCCGAACATCCGGCCCGTGACCGTTTTCCGCGTGGCGTACTCCAGGTACAGGGCGTGGACGCCCATGTCCGGCGTCGCGTCGGTCGAGAAGCCGACCCGCAGCGCGGCGGCGCCGAGCAACGCGGCGGTCCAGCCACCCTGCGGCGTCCACATGGCGCACTGCCACCTGGGCTCGGTGGTCGAGTACACGGTCGGGCTGCCGGCGTCGTACGACGTCGACGCGGCGATCAGCGTCGCCTCGGTGGTCCCGTCCCAGCCGCGCAGCCCGAGCGTGCCGGTGCCGGTCCCGGTCCCGCCCCACGCCGGCGCCAGCATCCGCACCCCGGCGACGATCTCATCAGCGGCGACGGTCGGCGCGGCCATCGGGAACTCCATGTAGTCGCTCGCGGCGACGGCGGTCTGGCACACCCCGTCCGCGCTGGCCGACACGGTCGGGGGGACCTCGTCGAGGGCGTCGCGGGCGTTGGCGGCGTTCCATGCGGCCAGGGTGCCGTTGGTGGTGAACACACTGAAGTTGCTGGACGTGCCGGACACGGTCGGGGTGCCGGCCGCATCGACGCGCAGCAGGCGGACCTCGTGGGGGCCGAGCGGGTAGACAACGGAGTAGGCCGACAGGACCACGTCGTCGACGTCGAAGGTCACCGTCTGGGAGCTGCCGGACCCGAACGTGATCGAACCCCAGTTACTCGCGGCCTGCCCGCCGAGTTCCGCCGCCGCCTGGTCGGTGTAGGTGTCAGCGGCGGTCTCGATCCGCCAGTCCGCATGCCACGTCGCCGAGTTCGACTTCACCCGCAGGTCGATCCACCGCCAGGTGTTCAGCGCGGTCGTGCCGGACTCCCACGACACCGTGCCGGTCGCGCCGGCCCGCACGCCGAACTTCGTCGCCGACGCGTCATACAGCAGATAGAAGATGGCGGCGCCGACGCCGGTGCCGACGATCGCCACGGTGACGGTCCCGGTCGCCGATACCACCCGCACGTTCAGCCCGAGCGACCCCGACGGTGCGTTGAACGACCCGCACCGCACCGCCACCGCCGAGGCGGCCTGGACGATCTGCAGCCCGTAGCTTGAGTTCCGCGCCGATGAGGCCTGGACGAGGTAGCCGGTGCCCCACGTCCCCGTGTGGGCGAGGGCGTTGCCCAGCATGCTCGTCGACCCGGTATGGGACGTCGCGCCGCCGTGGGTGCCCCACTCGAACCCGGCCAGGTGCGCCAGGGGTGCTGCGATCGGCGAGCCGGCCGCCCGGTAGGCCACCAGCAGCGCGCCGGTCAGCGTGCTGGCCTGGGAGGTCGCAAGCGTCGCGGTGGACTCGAACGTCCCGGTCTGGCCGGTGACGAACTTCCGTGCGACGGCGAGCTGGTAGGCGCCCTCACTCGCCGAGGCGCCCGGCGCGACGTCAACGAGTTCCTCGAAGCCCTGCGTGTAGGACGACCACGACTCGGTCGAGCCGTTGCCCTGAGACGCCGAGAACACGGCGAGTGAGACCGTGTCCAGGGCCGCGTTCAGCGGCGCGGTGCCGGTCGAGCGGGTACCGCCGCCCGACGTCGAGCCGAACGCCGCGCCGGAGGTCACCGAGGCGTCCAGTGGCTCGACCGCGTCGACGCCCGAGAGCTCCGCCACGTACCAGCCGAACCGGCTGGCCGTGCTTGTCGTGAACGTCCACGACGTCTCCGACGCTCCGACCTCGGAGCGCCGGAACGCCCAGAGGTTGGCGATGATCGAGCGGTCCTCGACAAACCCGGCGGGTGCCGTCACCCCGACGACGCTGGTGACGAACACCAGCAGCGTGTTCCCGGCGGTCGTGCCTGCTGGAAGGCTGACCACACAGGACGTCCCGGCGGGGGCGAGGGTCCCGGAGTTCTCCTGGACGAAGTTCTCAGCAGCCAGCGGCACGGGCATACCTCGCAGACGTCGTGGGAACAGTCGGAGGGATGAAAGCGACCAGCCGGACGGTCCGGCTTTCTCAGGCCCAGCTCGACACGCTCCTGATCGCCGCGGCGACCGCGGCCGACCAGGCCACCCGCCGAGCTGCGGACGACCCGGCCCGCCGGTATGAGCTGCAGGCCCTGGCGGCGGCCCACCGGCGGCTGGTCGGGCTGCTGCGCGGCGCGGTCGCGGCCGAGGTGACCGTGTGGGTCGCCGAGGACTGACCGCCCCTGCGGGCGCGGCCGGGCGCGGCGAGCGTGCCGCGCCGGACTCCTGGCGCGGGGTTCCCGGCTCCAGCCGCGCCCGGCCGGTGCGTCTACGTGGCCGGTTCGGCCGGCGTCTATGTGGTCGGCTTGGCCACCGCCGCGCGGACGTCGGAGAAGGTCCCGGTGGCGTACACGTCGCAGGCGCCCGCGTGATACTCGATCAAACTGCCCTGGATGCCTGCGATGTGGAGCCAGCGGGCCAGGGCGGGCGGATCGATGTTGGCGTAGTGCTCGCCGTCGCGGACCGGACCACCATCATGGCCGGAATGGGGCTCACGGCCCGGACCCGCGCACGTCACCAGCAGCCGGCCGCCAAGGGCGAGGTAGCCGGCACAGGCTGCGATGACCCCGGCCGGGTCGTCCGAATGCTCGAGCACCTCGCAGCAGACCACCAGGTCCGCCCCGTTCGGCCACGGCGGCGACCATTCCCGGCAGTCACCGACGACATCGACCCCAGGGCCAGGCTCGAGGTCGATCGACAGATACTCCTGGTAGTTGAACAAGCCCCGGACGCCGCCGTTGATGTTGCGGCCGCCGACCTCGACGACCAGGCCGAAGAACTGGCCGTGCAGGGTGTCGTGGACGAACTGCCGCGCTTCAGGGTGCATCCTCACGCCTTCCGTTCGAGGATGATCATGCCATGCCGGTAGGTGACCTGCGCGACGTCGCCGTCGGGCCACTTCAGCAGGCCGAGGAGGTCGCGGGCCATGTCCAGCATCGAGTCGTCGAAGACGTCCCAGCCGACGCCGTCGAAGCCGACCTGCCAGTCCTCGATCACGTACCAGCCGCCCGGCCGGACAAGCGGCCACAGCAGCCCCCACGTCGCCCGGGTCAGCGCGCCCTGATGGGAGGCATCATCAACGATCAGGTCGAACCAGGCACGATTGGCCAATAGGCCCTGCTCGGCGAGCAGGGCGGGCAACGCCGGGTCATCCTGCTCGGCGATGATCCGGATGGCACCGTCGGGCCACACCGCGTTGGGGTTGTGGTCGACGCCGACGACCAGCCCATCGGGGAACAGCGCCTGCCACAGCTCCAGGGAGTAGCCGGCCTGGACGCCGACCTCACACACCCGCCCGCACGTGCCGATCCGGGCGGCGAGGCCGAGGTAGGTCGGCAGGTAGCCGAGGGCGACCTTGTCGGTGGCGAACCCCGCCGGCATGCGTCAGCTACTCCGCGCGACGAATGATGCTCAACTCAAGATCACGGGCCATGACGACCACCGGCACGCCGAGCGGGTCGAACCGGGCCCTGACCTTCTGCGCCATGGCCTCAACCACGTCCTGCGGAGTGTGGGCTGGCAGGGTAACAGCCAGCACATCGCCAGGTTCAAGTTTGAGAACCTGGACGTCGGCGTCGAGATGCAGAGTTACATCGGTCGTCGTCAACCGCACTCAGCCCTTCTTCTCGGCCTTGGCCTGGTCGGTGGTCGCCTTGGCGCGGGTCGTGCGGCCCTCTGGCGCCTTGGAGCGCGCCTCCTCCTCGTCGCCGGTCTCGGCGACGGCGGCGGCGGCGCGTTCCTCGGCCGCGGCGGCGGCCTTCTCGGCCTGCGCGGGGCGCTTGTAGCCGAGTTCGGCGAGCTGCTTGTCGACCGCCTCGACGCGAGTCGCCTGCCCGTACGCCTCGGCGTTGGCGCGCTCGTTCAACAGCTGGCGGACCTGGTTGCCCTGCTGGTAGGGCAGCTCGTCAGTCACGCGGGGCCTCCTCGAGGTCGGGGATCAGGTAGTTGAGGTGCACCGGGCGGACCGCCCACATGATCGGCACGTCACGGGTCACCCGCTGGTAGTGCCACATGGAGAACTCCTTGTCGCCGAAGTGCGTGGCGTAGCCGTCGGCGAGGAACCGCCGGACCAGGGCACGGGGCAGGTAGCACATCCCCAGGCCGAACAGGTTGCACGTCGCATCGCCGGTCTCGACAGGACGGGCGCCTTCGGGGACGACGGTGCCCTGACCGGTGCCGTCCCAGCGGCGGTGCGCCCAGCACGGCGCCGGCAGGTGGTACAGGTCCGCGGGGATCCGGTACGGCGCGACCAGGACCCGGCCGGTCCTCTCGCGGGCCCGCTCGGCGAACGCCTGGAGCTGTTCGAGGTCGACAGCGATGTCCCATTCGAGCAGGAGGACGTCGTCGTCGATGCCGCCGAGCGGGCGGTAGTCGTGGTTGGAGATGACAAGACGATCGATGGAATCGGTGACGTAGTTGCGGCCCTCGGGGATGCGGGCCGGCCAGGACCGCAACAGCCGCATCCCCGAGGTCCCTTGTCCTAGTTGTCTAGAAGGTAGGAACAGTTAGGCCCGTTCCGTTCACCTTGCCCATCCCATTTGTGTACCTTCGCAGGGAATAGGCGAAGTAGCCGTAAAGCACCAGCAGCACGCCGAGGGATGCCGCAGCCGCCTGCTCGGCGCGGATGAAGACAGGGGCCGAGGGATCTTCCCAAAGGTGACATTCCGAACTTGGGACGACGTAGATCTCGTCCTCGTTGGTCGCGGTTCCGTTGGCGGTGCTGATGTTGTTGTCGACGATGACCTGGAGGCCGTTGGGCAGGACCCCGCGGGCGCCCTGGTCGTAACCGGCGGCGGTGTTGACGCCGCCGGCCTGGGTCGGGATCGATGGCTGCGCGACGCCGGGCCACACCGCGGCGACCTTGGACTGGATCCAGTACCAGCGGCGGGAGTGCATCACCGCGTGGGTGGGAGCGCCGTAGGAGAGCAGCGCCGCCTCGACCCCGGACGCGGCCGACAGGATCTTGCCGTAGAGCGAGTCGGCCGCGGTCGCCGACATGAAGGCCGGGGTGGCGGTGGTGAACGCGGTGGACTGCGCCACCGCGGACAGGCCGGTGGTGGCCTGCACGATCAGGGTCGAGTCGAGGACGGTGGCGTAGCGGCGGAAGAGGTCGTCCATGACGGTCTCTTCGATGCCGGTGCCGCGGTCGATCGCCTGCCGGGACAGGGTCTGCTGCCCGGCGGCGGTCTGGATGTTCTCGGTCAGCAGCGTGTCGTCGATGTTGGTCTCCGACACGGCCGTGTTCTCCGAGGCCTGCAACGCGGCCGAGGTGGCGGTGGTGATCCGGGAGATGTTGACGGTCATGCCGTCGGCGGGCAGGTCGTGCTTGTTGCAGATGTTGGCGAACGGCCGCAGGTTCGCGATCGCGGGGGCCTTGAGGTCGGTCAGGTACTGGGGCACGACCAGGCCGGTGAACGCGCCGGTGCCGGCGGCACGCTCCATGTGCTGGGCACGCTCGACGCGTTCCTCGCGCATGTGCCGGGCCAGGCGTTCGGACGCCTGGATGTCGTTGTAGAGGAACGACCGGGCGACGTCGCGGATGAACTGGGCGCCCTTGCGGTCGTTGCCGGGGTGGTAGGCGCGCTCCTCCTGCCCGACGCGGGCCAGCTCGTCGTAGGGCTTCGGGGTCCGGGTCGCGGCCTTGGTCGGAGTGGTTTCCTTGGCCTGCCGTTCGACCTCGAGCTCCTCGGCCTTGATGCGGTTGGCCTGGGCGAGCTTGCCCTTGATCCCCTCGATGTCGGTCTTGGCGCGCTCGCGGCTCTCACGGAGCTGCGTGATCCGCTCGTCCTCTTCCTCGGTGAGGTTGGAGCGGCCTTCGGACTGGGCGACGGTGACGATGGCCTTGGTCTCGGCGGTGGCCTTGTCGCGCCGCTTGGTGGCGCCTTCCAGCTCCACTTCGATGGTGGCGATCAGCTCGTCGATGCTGGGCATGACGGGTGGGGTCCTTTCGGCGTGCCACCCCTGTGCGGGGTGGCGGAACGGTTCCGCTGGCCGTTCCTGCTCCGCCGCCGGTTCGGTCTGCCGGCTCGCGCGCCTGGAACCACCACGCCGGTTCGGTCTGCCGGTGCGGTGCGTGAAGCGGAGGTGGGGTTGCTAGTCCTCGTCGAGGGCGAGCTCGGCCAGGACGAGGGAGACGGACCGGCCGACCTTGGCCAGCTCCCGTCCGCCGGTTCGGTCTGCCGGCGGCGGAGCAGGCTGGGCGAGGTCGGTGCGGTGAGTGAGCAGGTCGAGGGCTTCGCGGGCGGCCAGGACAGGCAGCTGCGGCAGCGCCGCGAGGATCTGCCCGCTTCGGGCGGCGACCGAGGTGTGGGGGTTGGCGCCGTAGGTCACCGGGCCGACGTCGCCGCGGTCCAGGTCGAACTCGAGGATGCGGTACTCGGTGTAGTCCGGCGACCAGGAGCCCCGCACGATCGTGAACATGAACGACTGCTCGGTCACGTCCTTGTCGGTGATCGCGGTGTAGAGCTCCTCGACGTCGGCGCGCTTGGGGTTCAGCCAGGCGCGGTCGCCCAGGCCGGTGTCGGCCCACAGCTCCAGGCGGCCGTTGGTCGTGCGGGCCATCGGCGTGCCGGCGTGGTTGAAGCGGTAGACGACCTCGGGACCGGCGGCGAGGGTGACGTCGGCGGCGCCGGAGTCGACGACCTCGTTGTAGGGGCCGGCCCAGTCCCACATCTCGTAAGGCTGTTCGAACACGCTGGCGTAGCCCTCGACCAGGTAGTAGTCCTGGCCGTCCTTGCTGGCCCGCTCGGCCCGGAACGTCGACGGGAACCGGGGCATCGGCGCCAGCACGTCGTCGCGGCGGGCGACGCCGCCGGGCAGTTCCTCGAGCGACCGGGCCTCGGCGGCCTTGGCGCGGGCCTCGGCGGCGGCGGCGAGCAGCGTGGCACGGTCGGTCATGGCGCGGCAGCTCCTGCGGTCGCGGTGGTCGTGGTCGTGTTCGGCGCGCCGAACAGCCGGTCGAACTCGGCCATCTGCGCCTCGGTCAGCGGCGGCCGGTCCTCCAGCGCCCGCGCCTCCGAGGGGGCGAGCTGCCGCGAGGCGATCTGCCCGGCAAGCACCTGCGCGCGGGTCTGCGGGTCCATCCGCAGCAGCGACCCCGCGTTCAGCTTCACGAACCGGGGCTGCGCCAGCAGCTTGGACAGGGCGTGCTCGCGGCGGGCGACGGTCGGGCCGAGGTTCATCACCAGGAACTGGAGGTTCCGCTGGGTGATGTTCTGGTAGGTGATCTGCCCGCCGATCTGGACCGCGGCGTCGATCAGGTCGCCGGGGCAGTTGAAGAACCGCGCGATGTCCGCGTTGCTGGCGCCCTTCGCCTCGAGCCATGAGGAGCCGGCCTGCTCGGCCTGGAGCATCTGGTACTCCCAGTCGGCGCCGGTGACGAATAGGTCCCCGGCGCCGACGGCGGCCTTGAACCGCTCCTTGATCTCCCTGGCGTCCTTCGGCAGGAGGGTCTTCTGGGTGTTGCGCAGCATCGCCGACGGGTGCGCGCCGCCCGAGAACCAGTCAAGCGCGAACTGCTGGATCGACAGGTACTCCCCGATCGACCACGCTGCGTACGCCACCGGGGACAGGCCGACGTGCAGGCCCGGGACGGTGTACTGCTTCTCGTGCCACACGTCCTGCGGCTGATATTTCTCCTGGCCGATGCGGTAGTAGTCGATCTCGCCCTTGGTGACGCGGATCGACACCTCCGAGCACGGGACCAGGTTGATCCGTGCCGGCAGGCCGATGCCGGCGCCGGTCCCGGAGCCGAACCCGGACCGTTCGGTGATGATCCCGATCGCGTTGCCGGCCCGGTCGAGGTCACATTGCGAGCTGTACAGCCACTCTTGTATTCCGACCCGTTCCCCGCCCGGGTTGACCAGCACGGGCGGCTTGGGGACCTCGACCTGGACGCCGCCGACGTCGCGGTAGCAGTCGACCGGCATCGTCGAGACGTGGTCGGCGCGCAGGCGCAGGCACGCCCACACCGCCGAGTGCCGCATCGCCACGTCCGAGGTGACCGCGACCGTCCCGGCCCGCTGCGCCTGCCGTGGCGGGATCAGCTCGTTCGCGGTCGCGCCGGCATGGTCGCGTCGTGCGCGGAACAGGCTCACCGTTCACCGCCCAGCTTGTCCCCGAGCCACGCACCGGCCAGGACCACCACCCCGGCGACGGCCAGGGCCGGGCCTGGGCCGATCACCGCAGCGGCCGCCGCCGCCGCGCCGGCTGCGACCAGGAGCAGGCCCAGGACGTCCAGGGCGGTGGTGAGGACCTCGCGCACACCGCCAACTCCTCAGTAGACGCTTTCGAGGGGGTCGTAGTCGTCGTCGGCCGGCATCGTCATCGCCGCCTCGAGCGCTAGGACCGCGCCGATCCCCGCGTCGATCTTCCTGGCGTCGGGGCCCTTGACGAAGACGAACTTGGTGCGGCCGTCATCGTCAGGGTCGCGGACGCGGACCTTGCGGCGGTGCATCGCCAGGACGTGGTCGACCAGCTCCGGCGAGCCGTCATGGGTGACCGCGCCCTCGGCAACGGCAGTGGAGAACCGGTCGCACAGCCGCCAGAACCGGCCCGGCTGGTTGGTGTCCAGCACCACGATCCGGTCGGTGTCGGCGGTGTTGTACGTCTCCGACCAGTCCTCGATCTCAGTCGCCCACTTCGCCGGGTCACACAGCTGCTGCCCGACCCGCCAATACGTGTGGGCCTCGTCGATGCGGGCGCGGACGTCCAGGCGGGGGATCCGCCACCCCGGCGGCGCCTTGGGCGGCCGGTGCCACACCTCGATTTTGAACAGATGTGGCCGGCCGTCGAGCAGGACGCAGCCGATCAGGGCGGTGCAGTCCTCCGAGATGCTGCCGTCGAACCCGGCACCGATGTACGCCCCGGCTGGCACGACCACGTCGGGGCGGGCCAGCGCCCGCCACGCCGCCTCCGCGACGGCCTGGTGCCGGTCGTCGACGTTGCGGTTGAAGTAGTACCGCTGGGAGTCCTCCCAGGTCGTCTCCGGGTCGCGGACCTCGAGCACAAGACGGTCCAGGTCGACCCAGCCGCCCTTTTCGGTGGTCGAGTCGCCGTACGGGACGGTCAGCGCCTGCTTCAGGACCGGGTCGGGGTCGGTCTCTGCGACTTCGGGCGCCTCGACCGCGTCGTAGAACAACCCGGCGGCACCCTCAAGCCAGGCCCGGTGGGTGCCCTCCGCCACCGAGTGCTCACCGGGCGCGAACGAGTTGGTCGTCTCGTAGCTTCGGCCGCGCATCTTGGCGACGTTGCGCCGCAAGGTTCGCGCGAGCTTCAGGCCGCCGTTCTGCGGCGTCCACAGGTGGGTCTCGTCGCAGACGGCGTAGGTGACCCGTTGTCCTTCCCGCGACCCGGCCGCGGCGGTGACGGGCTCGAGCTTGCCCCGCAACGCCGGCAGGAAGCAGCGGGTCAGGCCCAGGTCGATCCCGAGCGCCTCGGCGGCGTGGCCGTTGTTGGCGCCGAGGAACTCGTACAGCGCGCCGTAGGTGTTGTCGGTCTGGTCCTCCGACACCGCGGCGATCTGGACCCACGCCGGCGGATCGCCCATCGTCCCCCAGGGACGACCGACCGGCTGCCCCTGAGCGTCCCAACCGTCGAAACGGACCGGGCCGGCAAGCTCGGCGATCGCCTTGGCCGCCTCGACCGGGCTCTTCCCCCACCCCTTCGACCGCCGGGAGCAGCCACGGCGGAACAGGAACCGGCCGCGGTCGTCCACGGCGTACCAGCGCACGATCAGCGCCGCCTGCTCCGGGGTGAACACCAGCGGCGCTTCCGGGTCCGACGGCGACGGCAGGACGTCGGAGAGCCACTCGAGCAGCTCCCAGCCCAGCGACGGCAGCCTAGCCGGCGTCGACGACCTCAAGGCCGGCGTACCGGCCGCCGGCCTGACGCTGGGAGGTGACCTCATCGCTGGTGATCTCCCACAGCAGCAGCCGCATCGCCTTCGGCGTCAAGCCCAGCCGGTCCTCGAGCACGACCGCCTGGGCGAGCACCTTGGCGTCCAGCTCGGCTTCGGCCTCGAGCACGACCAGGACGTAGCGGGCGACGACCCGGGTCCAGCCCAGGCGGTCCCACGCGACCGCGTGCGGGGTGTGCCACAACTTGGCCCAGAGTGCCCGCTGTTCGGCTGAGGGCAAGGCTGAAAGCGGCCAGACCGGCGGCCGACCACGGCGACCCTCGGCCGGGAGCTGCACCGGCCCAGCCCGCGGGTTGCGGCGCCTGGTGTCGAACTTCGGCGGCTGCGGCATCGCTCCTACTAGGGCACTTGTCCGAACCGTACAGAATCCGCGCGCGGTGGTAAGCGGGTCGGCGCCGGTCAGCGATCTAAACAAAAACCGGTCACGTCGCTCGGCGGTTGCCGCGGTTGCACGCGGCGTGGGTCAGTCCCTCGTAGCCAGTGCGGTCGTCGGTGTGGCCGAGATCGAGCCGTGACGGGTCGCCGCCGAGGGGCAGGGT